GCGCAGCCACGACAGCGTCAAGTAGCGGTTCCGCTGCGGGCAACAGCACAGTGGGTATCTTCGCGCTTGGCATAACTAGCGGGCTCGTCACCACTCGTGATAAATACACCTACTCCGGTTGCGTAGTGAGCGCAGGCGGTGCGGCAACAGCCGCTTCATTCACTGGCTCAGCCGCAGGTAACAGCACAACCGGCATCTTTGCGCTCGGCGAAGCGTCTAGCGGAAATGTCACCACCCGCAATAAATACACCTACTCAAGTTGCGCCGTTAGCGCAGGAGGCGCGGCAACAGCGGCGTCATCCGCAGGCTCCGCCGCCTCCAACGGCATCGCGGGCATTACGCTATGACACACCTTTCATCAAAGCAGGGAGTGTAATCCATGCCTTCGTACAGCGGCATCTGGACACTCTCCCAGCAGTTTCAGGCGGTCGGTCAGGGCCTGTGGCCGCCGAACTTTGTGCCGCCTGAGACGTTTGCGATCTTTGCGTTGGGGGGTACTAGCGGTTGTGTTAGGCTAACCACCCGCAATAAGTACACCTACTCTGGTGACGTTGTCAGCGCAGGCGGCGCGGCTACTGCGGCATCACGTTATGGCTCTGCCGCTGGAAACAGCACCGTTGGCATTTTTGCATTAGGTCAAGCGCCTTCTGCTGTCACCACTCGCGACAAATACACCTACTCAAGTTGTGTTGTCGGTGGCGGTGGTGCAGCTACGGTAGCTTCACAGCTAGGCTCTGCTGCGGGTAACAGTACAGTCGGTATTTTTGCGCTGGGTGGTAACGCTGGCTTTTGCCCCCTCACCACTCGTAACAAGTATACCTATTCCGGCTGCGTAGTCAGCGCAGGCGGTGCAGCTACGGCAGCTACGCGTTGCAGCTCTGCCGCAGGTAATAGCACTGTCGGTATCTTTGCGTTAGGTTGTTCGAGTGGAGGCCTCACCACCCGTAATAAGTACACCTATTCCGGCGATACCGTTAGCGCAGGTGGCGCTGCAACAGCGGCATCGTGGCAAGGCTCAGCCGCCGGTAATGGCACTGTTGGCATTTTTGCGCTGGGGTTTAAAGCTCCCGGCTGCATCTCCACCACCCGTGATAAGTACACCTACTCAGGCTGCGTTGTTGCCGCAGGTGGCGCAGCTACGGCAGCGTCGCGCTACGGCTCAGCCGCCGGTAATAGCACCGTTGGTATCTTTGCGCTGGGCATTGTGGGCGGCTGCTTCGCCACCACCCGTAATAAATATACATACTCAGGCTGCGTTGTCGCGGCTGGCGGAGCGGCTACAGCGGTGTCGTTTGCCGGCTCTGCCGCCTCGAACGGCACATCTGGCGTCAACATGTAATTTCCACCTCATCGTAAGGAGCACACGATGAACAGCAAGCCGCATCGCAATAACTGCGATTTCCAACTGAAGCACTTCATGGCAGGAAGCTGCCACACCGTAGACGGCGCGTGGGCACTGCTGCACGACCAGAAGATCGACATCGGCGTCAAGATTGAGCACTCCAAGGCTCAAGGGTTGCGCCGCAAGGCCAAGGTCATGGCGGCAGAGGCCGTGCTGGCCGACGCCACCTCAACCGAAGTGCAGCGCCTCAACGCCGAGGCCGACCTGCTGGAGTGCAACTCCGTCAACGAGGGCTGGGCGCTGAACCACCAAGCCGCGCTCAATGAGTACGCCTACATCTGCAGCCTGATGGACGAGCTGGAGCCGAACCGCAAATACCGGCACCTGCCGTTCCTTGAGGCCAATGAGGCGATGCAGCGCGAAGAGTGGCTGGGCGAACTTAAGACGCGCGCGGAGAACTTCCTGCTCACGGCTGGCACCATCCCGCACGATCACCTCAACACCATGCGCTGCCACCCCGACTTTGAGACGCAGATCGTGCCGCACATCGAGGCCATCACCATGAAGGTGATCAACAGCCAAGGCGACCGCACCAAGGTGCTGAAGAACATGCAGCCGCTGTTCTTGGAAGATAAGTCGTGAGCGGCGACCTCCAGCCGATCTTCTGCTTCCCGTCCGTCGTCGTCACCGCCCTGAAGCCGGAGTTCCTCGACGCCGTGAACGCGGTGTCTGACGAGTATCTGGCGCAGCAGTCTGACGACCTGAACGAGATATATCCGGCCAAGATGTCGGGTGACTTCTCGCAAGACCCGCGCCTGCGCGGCTTCTGTGAGTTCATCGGCAAGAGCGCGTGGGAAATCCTACGCAATCAGGGCAGCGACATGCAAAACGCCACCACCTTCTTCACGGAGATGTGGGCGCAGGAGCATCACAAACACAGCGCGATGGAGCAGCACGTCCACGGCAACGGCGCGCAGCTTGTCGGCTTCTACTTCCTTGAGACGCCGGAAAACTGCTCCAAGGCACTGTTCTACGACCCCCGCGCCGGCAAGGTGCAGGCCAACCTGCCCGAAGCCAACATGGCTGAGATCACGCCGGCCAGCAACACCATCGGCTTCGAGGCGCAGCCCGGCACGATGATCTTCGCCAATGCGTGGCTGCCGCACGGCTTCACGCGCCACGGCTCCGACAAGCCGATCAAGTTCGTACACTTCAACATCAACGTCGAGTACGCGGCGGCCCAAGCGGCGGAGGTGATCTGATGGCGCTCTTTCACGTCCGCTACAATCAGACGAAGGGTCAGCCGGGGCGCGGCACGGTCGATCATGCGTGGCGCGTGTTCGAGGACGGCAAGGAGTATCTGACGAAGCACGTCCAGATCAACGTGCCGTGCCGTGGGGAGAAGACCGGGCCAGACTGGAGCATGGTCTGCGAGGGGACACTGCGCTTGGATCGGGACACGTCTACTGCTATAATCGACCCGTAAGGAACCGCTCATGAGTAACCGTTGGCCCGGCGGCCTGATCCGCAAGACGCCCGTCACGCCCGCTGGCCCGTTCCAGAACGGCGCGGCTCCCGGCGTGTGGACGCTTGCCGAGGCGGCCTTCTGGACGAAGCAGGGGTTGTGGCCGATAGCGGGTAACGTGGCGGACGGGACATTTGCGATCTTTGCACTTGGATCTACTGCCGCTTCCCCGTGCGGGACCACCACCCGTAACAAATACACCTACTCAAGTTGCGCCGTTAGCGCAGGCGGTGCCGCTAGAGCATGCTCGCGATTTAGTTCTGCCACGGGTAACAGCACGGTTGGCATATTTGCGCTTGGGTTTACTGGGGCTGCCTCTACCACCCGCGACAAATACACTTACTCTGGCTGTGTTGTCAGCGCAGGTGGCGCTGCCACTGCGGCGTCATACAATGGCTCAGCCGTAGGAAACAGTACGGTAGGCATCTTTGCGTTGGGGGCTAACAGCGGTGGGTCTCCTACGGTCACTCGCAACAAATACACTTATTCCGGTGATGTTGTTAGCGCAGGTACAGCATCTACAGTGTCTTCTCAGCTTGGTTCTGCTGCCGGTAACAGCACGGTAGGCATTTTTGCGCTAGGGTCTACGAATTGCGGTGCCTCCACCACTCGCAATAAGTACACTTACTCCGGTGACGTAGTCAGCGCAGGCGGCGCGGCCACTGTGGCGTCGAGCTACGGTTCGGCAGCGGGTAACAGCACCGTAGGCATCTTTGCACTTGGGTTTGTGTCTTGCAATCCGAACGCCACTCGTAACAAGTATACCTACTCCGGCGATGTCGTCAGCGCGGGTGGCGCAGCGACTGCGTCGTCTTACTTCGGCTCTGCCGCAGGCAACAGCACGGTAGGCATTTTTGCGCTGGGTTGCGCTAGTGGCCGCGTCACCACCCGCGACAGGTATACATACGCAGGTTGCGTAGTCAGTTCAGGCGGCTCAGCTACTGTGGCATCGCGACAAGGCTCAGCAGCCTCCAACGGCACCCTCGGCGTGAACACGTAAGGAGACCGCATGATCAAGCAACTCATCAGCCGGGTCTAGCCGAGGTAATCATTATTTTATAGGATACATATTCAATGAAAATATGCGTTTATGCCATTTCCAAAAATGAGGAAATGTTTGTCAAACGGTTTTGCGATTCGGCTAAGGATGCTGATCTAATCCTGATTGCGGACACCGGATCGACAGACAATACCGTTAAGCTTGCCAAAAAGCACAAGGCCAAGGTGGTCGAGATTAACATCACTCCTTGGCGCTTTGACAACGCCCGCAATGCCGCCTTGGCTTTGATCCCTAAGGACATTGACGTCTGCGTCAGCTTGGACTTGGACGAAGAGCTTCAGCCGGGATGGCGTGAAGAGATAGAGCGCGTCTGGGAAGAGGGCACCACCCGCCTGCGCTACAAGTTTGATTGGGGCGCTGGGATCGCGTTCTTCTATGAGAAGATCCACGCCCGCCACGGCTATCGCTGGGTTCACCCGTGCCACGAATACCCCGTCCCGTACCTGATTGATGAAAAGTACGCCCAGACAGACATGCTGCTGGTAATCCATAAACCAGACCCGACAAAAAGCCGTGGGCAATATCTGCCCTTGCTGGAGATGTCGGTCCAAGAGGATCCTCACGATCCGCGTAACGCATTCTACTACGCCCGCGAACTGTCGTTCCATGGGCAGTGGCAAAAGGCCATAGACGAATGCAACCGGTACCTTGCCCTGCCCGGTGCCAATTGGATAAATGAGCGCTGCTATGCGTACAGGGTGATGTCGCGTTGCCATTCAGAACTTGGCGATTGGGATGGCGCTATGAGGGCTGCGCGCATGGGCATGGTGGAAGCGCCCAACACTCGCGAACCTTGGGTCGAGATTGCCAAGCTGGCATATGATAGACACCTATGGGCTGAGTGCTATGGCGCTGCGCTATCGGCATTGGCAATCAAAGACCGCGAACTGGTGTACACGGTTGACCCAGAGGTGTGGGGGTCAAAGCCCCACGATTACGCCAGCATTGCGGCTTGGAACCTTGGCATGAAGGAGGCCGCGATTGAGCAGTGCAAGCTGGCCCTTAACCACGCCCCTGACGATGGAAGGTTGATTGAAAACCTCAGGCTTATGAGCGAAAAAGCTGATTAATCACCAGCACTAGAACATTGCTTCCGTATTTGGTAGAACGCAGCGGTCACTTTATTGCAGTAGGACGCCATGCCAGCAACTCCTCAGACAACACCGCTTACATACAACGGTTATGTGACGCAGGTCGCCACCATGGCCGTTGTCAACGTGCAGACTACCTCTGGCGTCGTCGTTGGGGTTGATGCCGAATTCAATGCCATCATTCCCCAGATGCTCAATTATGCGGAACTCCGCATCCAGCGCGATTTGGACCTGCTTCCGTCCCAGACGTCACGGCCTTACACCCTGACGATTGGGAACAATCAGTTGCAGCTTGGCGCATATGATTTCGTCACTGTGCAAACGGTTACGCTGAGCGTGGCCGGCGTCACATACCCGCTTTTGCCATCCACAAAAGAGTATTTGCAAAACGTTTACGGATCTTCCGCCTCTGGCAGCAGGGGGCAGCCAAAGGTCTTTGCCATGTACGGCGGCGACCTTGCCACTGGCGGGGAAACTTACAATAACATCCTTTTGGGGCCTTACCCCGACGTTGCCTACAACGTTGAGGTGATCGGCACCGTGCGCTTGCCGACGCTGTACGAAAACGCGACAACGCCTCTAGCTGCCACTGGCACAACCTTCATCAGCACCTATTTCCCAGACCTGCTAGTCCAAGCATCGCTGATCTACATTTCTCAGTTCCAACGCAACTTTGGTCAGGCTTCTAACGATCCGGCCATGGGGCCCACCTATGAATTGCAGTACCAAAACCTGCTGAGAGGGGCTGCGGTTGAGGAGGGGCGCAAGAAGTTCAGCGCGTCTGCTTGGTCGTCCATGTCGCCTCCGGTTGCGGCCACTCCAACAAGGTAGCGCTTCATGCCCCACGCCAGTTTGAAGCTACGCCCCGGCGTTGATCAAAACGAAACACCGGCCCTTAACGAAGCCGGTATTTCGACAAGCAACCTTGTCCGCTTTATCCCGGATCGGCAGCAGGGCGCTTTGGTTCAAAAGCTTGGCGGGTGGACCAAATATTACCCAAACACCACGCCAGCTATCGCCCGCGCCTTGTGGGCTTGGCAGGACACACTGGCAAACAAGCACCTTGCCTTCGGCACTGAGGAAATTGGCATCACAGGGGCTGCTCAGCTTGGCGTCATTACAAATGGCTCTCTTTCCAACATCACACCGCGACAGATTTCAGATGACGTTGCAGCAGCGGCCTCTGCCACGTCTGGAAGCAGCTTTGTTATCATAACGGACACTGTAAACACAGGCATAACCCAGTACAACTCAGTCTACATTGCAACGCAAATTTCGGTTGGCGGCCTTGTTCTTTTTGGACTGTATCAGTGCGATCCTGACGGCTACCTTGCGGCCACATCCTATTCTGTGCAGGCTTTGGATATTCTTGGGGCACCGCTTCCTGCCACCTCAACGACAACCACGACGACGCTGCCACTTTTTTCCGTAATTTCGGGAGCGGCAACCGTCACCGTTACGCTGGCCAATCACGGTTACGCGCAGGGCGGCACGTTCCCTGTCCTTATGCCGACAACGGTTGGTGGAACCACGTTCTATGGCGACTTCACGGTTGAGACTGTCATCAGCAGCAGCCAGTTTACGATCAATGCGCTGACGCTGCCAACATCGACAACGACGGGCTATCTAAACGGCAATCAAGCCCATTTTATTTACAACTTTGGGGTTGGGGCTATCTCCTCCGGTACTGGCTATGGCGTCGGAACCTACGGGGGCGGTGGCTACGGGACCGGAACCGCCGTTGCCCCCACCAATGGCAACGCAATCAATGCGGACGATTGGATGCTTGATAACTGGGGAGAGATCCTTTTATCGTGCCCAACCTACGATCAGACTCCGCCATTCCAGCCTATTTACGAATGGGATCCAACTGACTCTGCCCCTCAGGCAACTGTTATTCCACAAGCCCCACCAGTCAACGGCGGGTTCTTCGTTGCCATGCCGCAGCGCCAAATCATCGCTTGGGGATCAACCTTTACCGGCATTCAAGATCCGCTGCTTATCCGCTGGTGCGATGTCAACAACTACAACGACTGGATTGGCACCGTCATCAATCAGGCTGGCTCTTATCGCATTCCTAAGGGCTCCAAGATTGTCGGCGCAATTCAGGCGGCGCAGCAGGCGTTGCTTTGGACCGATATTGGCGTGTTCTCAATGCAGTATATCGGCCAGCCATTTGTTTATTCTTTCAACGAAGTCGGCTCTGGCTGCGGCTTGATTGCCAGAAACGCTGCGGCATCAATCAACGGCTCCGTCTTCTGGATGGGGCCTTCACAATTCTTTTCGTTGACCGGAGAAGGCGTCCAGCCGGTTTCGTGTCCGATTTGGGACGTGATCTTCCAAGACCTTGATCAAAGCAATCTGAACAAGATCCGCGTTGCGGTAAACTCGCGCTTTGGTGAAATCTCTTGGTTCTATCCCACCATGAGCAACGGCGGGGAAGTCAACGCATACGCCAAATACAACGTGTTTCTAAGGGTTTGGGACTTTGGAACGCTGGGCAGAACCGCTTGGGTGGATCAGTCGGTCATTGGCCCTCCGGTTGGCGCGGACCCAAGCAGTCAATATATTTATCAGCATGAGACGTCTCAAAACGCTGACGATCAGCCCATGCTGTCCAGCTTCCAGACGGGCTACTTTGCCATGGCAGAGGCCGATGTGAAGGTCTTTGTTGATCAGGTCTGGCCCGATATGAAGTGGGGGTATTACGAAGGCGCTCAAAATGCCACGGTCAACCTTACGTTTCATGTTGCGGACTACGCCGGCCAGACCCCCGTCACATTTGGCCCCTACCCACTGACGCAAGCCACAACATTCATCAGCCCGCGCTTCCGGGGACGATTGATGTCAATCGAACTTGGCAGCAACGACATTGACTCTTTTTGGCGCATTGGGAACATGCGCTATCGCATACAGCCTGACGGCAAGTTCTGAATTGGATTGAGACATGGCATCACTAAGCGACCTTCTCACTACCGCAAAGAACATTGCCTCCGCCATCAACGGCGTGGCGCAAACCTACGTCTTCGTGCAGGGGGCTCAAACCCGTCAGAACATAACGGCAACCGATATTGTGAGTAGCGCCGCCGGTCGTGTAGCTACAATTAGCGTTACAACCGCAGGCACCACCACTGGCATTATCTATGACGCCCCTACAACGGGTATCACCACACGGCCCATTTACACTATCCCAAACACGGTTGGTGTTACGTTCGTCAACCTTCCGGTGGTTTATGGTATTGTCGTGGTTCCCGGCACAGGTCAGGCTGTGACAGTCAGTTATTCGTGAGGTTCGCATGCCACTGAAGCACGGTAAATCGCAGAAGGTCATCAGCGGCAACATCGCTGAAATGATCAAGGCTGGGCACCCTCGCGATCAGGCAATTGCGGCTGCGCTGTCCACGGCGCGCAAGACCCGCGCGACTGGCGGTCAGGTGGTGACCAAGGTGCATAGCGGCCCTATCCACAGTGCCGTAGCAGGCCGCACAGACCATCTTCCAATGCATGTGGCGTCAGGGTCCTACGTCATCCCCGCCGACATCATCAGCGCCATGGGCGAGGGCAACACCATGGCTGGCTTCAAGCACATGCGTACCATCTTTGGCGGCGTCCCCTACACCGGTCAGGAAGCACCCTACGGCGTTGAGGGCGGTCCCTACGGCGAACCGCTGCCCGGTAAGGCTGAGGGCGGCGTTGCTACCGTCCCGATTATTGCAGCGGGTGGGGAATATGTTGTAACGCCTGATGAGGTGATGCAAGCCGGCGGTGGGGACCTCGACACTGGCCACCGCGTATTGGACGAATTCGTTAAGCGCATGCGCGCTGAAACCGTTAAGACATTGAAAAATCTACCCGGACCTAAAAAGGATTGATTATGACTGATAAGGCAAGCTCAAACGACCTTCATATTCGCGTTGGAGTGCCTGAAGACATTGATGAGATTATGGTTATCGCCGTTCAAGCGGCTGAAGAGAACGGGTTCCTTGAGGCCAATCCCCGCAAGCTTGCTGAAGAGATCTATCCGGCGCTGTGCCAAGATCATGGAATTGTTGGGCTTATTGGCCGCAAAGGTGAAGCCATTGAGGGTATTGTGGTCCTTAGAATTGGCACGATGTGGTATTCAGACACGCCCGTGGTCGAAGAAAAGGCTATCTTTATTCACCCTGATTATCGCAGCGCCAAGGGCGGTCGGGCAACCCGCCTGTGCGAGTTCAGCAAGAAGGTGTCTGATACCCTTGGAATTCCCCTGATAATTGGTGTATTGTCCAATAATAGGACGGAAGCTAAGGTGCGGATGTACGAGCGTCAGTTTGGGAAGCCAAGCGGCGCTTTCTTCCTATACGGCGCAAGAACTGGGGATCACTCCAGAACGGAGCATTAAATGGGCAGCAAAACCGCCAAGTCAACGCAGGCGATCACTATCCCTCCGGAGGTGTTGGCGCGGTACAATGCAGTCAACGCCCGTGCCGACCAAGTTACCAACAGGCCTTTCGTGCAATACGGCGGCGAATTTGTCGCCCCATTGTCAGGGACGCAGCAGCTTGGCATCGCCGGCACTAACCGCGCTGCCAACATGGCCCAGCCATATTTTAACGATGCAACAAGCCAGCTTTTTGTCGCGCAGGCGGAGGCGTCGCCTTACTACCGGAATGCCACAGATCAGCTTAATCAGGGCATAAACCAAGGAAACTATTTTGCGGATCGATCCTCCGGGTCGCTATATCAAGCTCAAGGGGTTGGGAACCGGCTTGCGGGGCAGTCTTACAACGCGCTGGGTCAGGCCCAAGGGATCGGCAATGAGCTTGCAGCGCAGTCTTACGGCGCGCTGGGTCAGGCGCAGGGAATTGGCAATGAGCTTGCAGCGCAGTCTTACGGCACACTGAATCAGGCCCAAGACGTTGGCAGTCAACTTGCCGGTCAGTCGCTTGGAACAATCAACGCGGCGCAGAACCGGGCCGACCGGATCCAGCAGGGCGTTCTTGGTAACCTTGGCGCTGCTTATGCGGGGGCGCAGCCCTTCAACCAGATGGCTGCCGGGCAATACGCGCAAGGGCTTGGTCAAGGCCAAGATCTAACGGGAGCATCATCTTACGGGACGCAGCAGGCTTTGACGGGCGCGCAGCCTTTTCAGCAAATAGCAACTCAGTTCATGGGCAGCGGCGCGCAGGCCGTAAACCCTAATGAGCTAGGTGCTGAGCAAATCAACAGGTATCTGTCTCCCTATCTCGGCACTGTTTTGCAGGGCACCGCTGGCCTTTTAAATCAGCAGAACCAGCAACAGCAGTCTGGCCAAATGGGCAACGCCATTCGCTCTGGGGCTTTCGGCGGTGACCGGGCTGGTATCGCTGCGGCTAACTTGAGCCAACAGCAAAATTTGGCAAACTCCAAGATCTTTTCTGACATTCTTAACCAAGGCTTTGGCCAAGCGCTTGGCACCGCTCAGCAACAGCAGCAGCTTGGTCTTGGCGCTTCACAGGCAAATCGCGCCGCGCAGCAGCAGGCCGCGCAGCAGGCGCTTAGCATTGGCCAGCAGGGCTTCGGTCAGGGTCTTGCCGCCGCTCAGCAGCAGGGCAATCTGGGCCAACAGTTTTTTGGTATGGGATCCACAACTGGTCAAAATCTTGCTGCTCTTGGCCAGCAGATTTACGGTCAAGGCACCGGCACTGCGCAGGCGCAGGCAGCCTTGGCCCAGCAGCAGTTTGGTCAGGGTGCAACGACAGCAGCGCAGCAGGCTGCTCTGGGCGAACAGCAGTTTGGTCAGGGCGCTACCGCAGCAGCGCAACAAGCCGCTCTGGGTCAGCAGCAGTTTGGTCAGGGTGCCACTGCGGCGGGTCAGCTTGCTTCACTGGGTCAGCAGCAGTTTGGTCAGGGTGCCACTGCGGCGGGCCAGCTTGCCGCTCTGGGCCAACAACAGTTTGGTCAGGGTGCCACTACGGCAGCACAGCAGGCCGCTCTGGGCCAACAGCAGTTTGGTCAGGGCGTTGCGGCATCGCAGCAAGGGGCGGCCTTGGGCCAAGGCATTTACGGTATGGGTGCAAACACGTCCGCAGCCCTTGCCGCCCTTGGCACAGGCGCTCAGGACGCAGCACTTTCGGGCGCTGCGGCTCAGATGACCGCCGGTCAGGTCGATCAAGCCACTAGGCAGGCTGAAAACACTGCCCGGTACAACCAGTTCCTTCAGGAGCAGTCGCTGCCGTACCAGCAGCTTAAGTTGGCGTCCGACATCGCCCTTGGCACTGGCACGGCGCAAGGCTCCACGACGACAACCACGCAGCCGGGTGGTTTCTTCTCTGACGAGCGTCTGAAAGAGAACATCAAGGCAGTTGGTAAGACCTTCGATGGTCAGACGATCCACAGCTTCAACTATAAGGGTGACCCGCGCACCCAGATCGGCCTGATCGCCCAAGAGGTCCAGAAGCATCACCCGGACGCTGTGGGTCTTGCTGGCGGCTACAAAACCGTCAACTACGACAAGGCGACCGAAGACGCCGCCGACCGTGGCCACATGGCCTATGGCGGCCTTGCAAGCGCTGGCGGCAGCGTATTGCCGCAGGATGCAGGTCGTGGCTTTGCTGCCGGTGGTCTTGCCGGGTTCGATCCGGCCACGATGCAGCAGCTTCTTGCTGCCCAGCAGGCCATGTACGACCCTATTATGAAAGGCAACATGTACGCTGGAGGTCCTAACGCTGGCGGTGGCCTTGTGCCACAATCCGAATTTGTTGCGCGCCAACTAATGATGCCGGGAGAACTTCCCGCCGCCTCATCTGGCCTTGATGACGTTGCGAAGGTTGCCAGCATTGGCAATACCGTTGGCGAAGTTGGCGATAAATTTGGCGCTTGGGATTGGGACGGCAAAGAGGACGACAAGAAAACGCCAGTGCCTACAAAGGCCGCGCCAACTAAGCCTGCCGCGACCGGCGTTGCTCCGCCCCCGCCGCCTGTTGATACCACGCCACCGAAGGCTGAGGACTTTTACCCCAGCCGCCGTCGCCGTAAGCAATATGCTGACGGCGGGATGCCGTATTCAAATCAGGTGCCGGGTATGGGGTTGGACATTCCCACCGGAGGTTTGGCCGCCGCTCCTCAACTGATGACCGCTTCCCCTCTTGCGCAGAAGCAGTCTGGGTTTTCCAAGCTCCTTGGTGCTGCGGGGGACGCGGCGTCCATCTACGGCGCAGTCAAGAAAAAGGCTTTGGGCGGCGAAGTCCCTTACGAGTCAAACATGTCGGGCAAGGGATTGGACATCCCAGAAGAGGAAGGGTCTTCCAATAAATACGAACTGATGACTGCGGGGGAAATGCCCGACAAGCCCGAAAGCGGCCTTAGCAAAGTTGGGAAAATTGCTCAAATTGCAAGCACTGTGGCTGCTATGTCTGACAAGCGCATGAAGGAAAACATCAAGGCGATTGGTAAGCTCTTTGATGGCCAGATCGTCCACAGCTTCAATTACAAGGGCGACCCGCGCACTCAGATTGGCTTGATCGCCCAAGAGGTGGAAGATCACAAGCCGCATGCCGTTGGCCTTGCTGGCGGCATGAAGACTGTTGACTACCGCAAGGCGACGTCTGGGGCTGCGCGCCGTGGCCATTTTGCAGAAGGCGGCATGCCTGAAGAGGAAATGGACAACATTCCGTCCTATGAGCCGACTGGCCTCTATCACGGCGACAACAAGCTCATCCGCAACCTTTTCAAGGCCACCGCATCCGGCAACAAGAACATTGACTTGATGAGCGGTGAAGAGCTTCCGGCGGAAGCTGCTGAGGCTCCGCAGCGGGCTGCGCCTGCCAATATGCCAGAGCCTGCCGGCCTTGCCGCAGCGGCCAAGGAAGGCTTGCCTGAGTTGCTTAAGGTGAAGAAGTCGCAAGCGGCTTCCAAGCCGGCTGGCCTTGCCCCTATGGCAAGCGCGCTTCCGAAGAACATCTCCCAGATCGCCCGCCTGATCTACGCTGGCGAAGGCACTGGTCAAAACCCCAAGTCTACGGCCATTGGCCCGTACCAGATGCTCGACAAGACGTTTGCTGGACAATTCCGGCAGCAGTACCCTGACCGCGCAAGGGGCATGTCAGATCGGGACATTATTGCGCTAAAGCGCAGCCCGGAAGGGGCCGCCCTTAGCGAGGCGATAGGTCCCAAGCTGATCGAAGGCAACGCCCGCATCATTGAACGAGGTGGCTTTGAGCCCGACGCCGGCAACGTGTACCTTGCTCACTTCTTGGGCCCGGACACCGCTGTGAAGGTCCTCCGCGCCAACCCCAACGCCCCTATCGCAAACTATGTGAGCGAAGAGGCAATCATGGCCAACAGGCCACTGCAAGAAAACCCCACCGTTGGCGGCGTCATTAATTGGGCGCGTGGATCCATGGCCAAGCAGGCGTCACGCCTGAGCCGCTCCTCTGGCGGCCTTGCTGGTCGTAATGGTTACGCTGTTGACGGCGCTGTAGACGAAGATCCGGATATGGTCGCCCGCCGGTTGCTTGAAACAGCCGAAGCTCCGGTTGAACAGGCAGCGCCGACTGGTCTCGCGCCGGCCCCGGCGGCTAAAGCTGTGCCCGCACCGTCTGTCGCCGCGCCTCCCGCTGGCGTTGCTGCGGCACCTGCGCCCGCTCAGGCCGCGCCTGAGGACAACAACTTCTTCCGGGGCATCGCCAAGGGCAAGGCAACGTCAATCATTCCGCTCTTGGCTGGGATCGGAGCCATGGGCACGGCCCGAACGGTCAGTCCCGGCGTTGCAATTGCCGCAGGCCTTGGCGCTGGCGCGCAGGCCGCTCAGGGGCAGCGCGCATTTGGCATCAAGCAAGGCGAATTGAAGGTCGCTCAGCAACTTGCTGACGCCCGCACGGCAGAAGTCACAAGGGGAATTCTGGAAAAACGATACGAGTTCCTTGAAAACGGTCAGGTCTACGACACCTACACGGACACATTCCTGCCCGCTGAATTGGCGACAGTTGCCAAGGCTAGGGCGTTCAAAGCCGGGCCTATGGATGCTGTTTCCGGCACAACGCCGGGGGCCATGAGCCGGGAAGATTACCTTAATAAAAACCCGACAGCCGGCACCGTTGTGCCAAAGCTTTCGCCCAAGCAATCTTACAGAGCCAACCCTAACAACCCTAGCGAGACCATTTTGGCCGGAGCCGAATTTACCCCCGGCGTCATGGAGGCGCGGGCTAACCGCGACCAATCTGAGTTTAAAATGAACGATCTTTATAAGGCATTGAGCGCTCCCGGCGTCGGTTCTGGGCGCTACACCCAGCTTCAAAATCTTTATACGTTGGCCAAAGGTGATTACGAGCGCGCAGATGCCAAGTGGAAGGAAACGCTTGGTAAGGTTGTGGAAGTTCCTATGGCAGCCCTTCAAGGAAGCAACGCTATAAAAATCAGCACGAATGCTCAATCGCTTGCGCCACTGATTGAAGATGCGCGGACGGCTACTGAGGTAAAGCAGACGATTAACGAGATGCTGCCTAACATTAAGGACGGCAGCCCCATCACCCCGTTTGCAACTAAGATCGGGCAAGCCCTTATCAGTTCTGGCGTAGACAAAAACCTTATTGAAAACTTCATTAATGCACCAGACTCGACACAAGCACAGGCCGCTCTGGCTACGCAGCTAAGATCTTACGGGGGCGACCCCGAAGCCGCAGCCGCTTTGAAATTATATGGCAGTCCGCAATTCTCCGCTGCCGCCGTGAGGGCTTTGTTGCGGCATGCCGGAAATCAGGCAGACGCCAAGATCTCAGCCTTCCAAAAGGCTAACAAGGCATTTTACGACAATCCGTTGACGAGCAATGTCTCGCAGGAAGGCTTCACGGGTCAGACTGAGTCGTATAAGGCGTCAAATGCCGCAATATACAGGTCCCACCCCGCTAAGGGTGCCCTGAAGGCCGGGACGCCCTACAAGGTTGTTGGCGATCCCACATTGCATTACGCCAAGTAGGAGGCTCCTGTGGCTGAAAAGAAAGACCGCAGCACAAGTGACATAGTCTCCGACTGGTGGAACGCAGCCCCTCAGGCCCCTGTTCCGTACACGATTAACGGCGTCCCTGTTGTCAACCAGCCTGCGGATAGGCGCACTTTCAATCGCAACGCTCCAGCTCCGTATCTTTCCTTCAGTGAAGGGATTTCCAACGTAGCGAAGAACACGCGCCCCTTGGATTTTACGCGAGATATGCTCAAGGGCATGTACGGGGCCGGCAAGGCTGTCGTCACGGATCCGGTTGGGACGTACAAAGGCGCTGTCAAACTTGGCGACATGCTTGCCGGCATTTACGACGCCCGCACAAAGGAGCAGACCGGCAAGTGGCCTGAGAAAAAGGGAATGAGCCCGTCCCAGCTTGCTAAGTGGCGGCAAGAAGCAGAGGCAAATTACGGTAAGCTCGCCTCTCATTACAGCTACGTCGATAAGGACGGAGTGCGTCGGCCCGACAGCGCCGCCCTTATGCGAAACCTGACGCAACACCCTATGGAAACCATGTCCATCCTTACCCCTTTCCCCGAATTTGCAGGGGCAAAGATGGCAGCGTCGGCTTTTGCGCCCATATCGGCGGCGGGCAAGGTAATTGAGGGTGTTTCCAAGGCTGGTAACATTGCGACAAACATCGCGCCCTATGCCATTGCAAAAAGCGTCAAGGCCGTAGCGCCTGCCGTCAGTGCAGGCCTCAGGGCCGCTGGCGTAAAGCCGACTGTCTTCACCAAGTCAGGCGACTATAGTCCTAAAATGCAGCGGGCGTTTAAGGAAGCCGGTGTAGATCCTGCGCTGTTTAGCAGCCCTGAAATGCGCAAAGTTGTTCAGGGCGTCATCAATGAGAAAGGCATCAGCCCAGCCGCGATCAGGGAGGCCGCATTAAAGTCTCAAGGCATTGATGCAACGCGGTCCATGACAACCGGCGAAAGAGCGATGGCCGGCAACGTCGATGCCGAAGGGAATATTCGTAGTCGGTCTGGCCAAAACCTTGCACAGAATATGCAAGACAACATAGAGGGCGCGTATCAGCAAGCAAAAAGCCATCGCGGCGTTTTTACAAACACGTCTGATTTTTCGACTGGCGTCAAAAGTTCGATTGAAGATGAACTGTCTGCCATGGGCCTGAGCCTTGCTGACGTGCAGGGGAATGTGCGCTTTTCGCAGTCTCAAAAGGCCCTTCGGGGAGAAAAGGGCTTCCCCGGCGTTTTTGATCAGTTCGACAATCTTGCCGGGGCAAAGCCACTGACCGCTGCCGACGCTTCAGGGGCAAGGCACAGTTTTGATTATGGCAAGAGCCAATGGGTTGATGCTGCCGGGACGCCTGTAACGGCACCTGCAAAAATTCAATATCTTAACGCTGTTTCCAATCGCGCAAACATTCCGCCCTCGCCTAATCGCCTGAGCCCTGAGGGGATCGACTCCGTTCGCCGCAACGTCAACAACTACTTCCCCAATGCCCAAGGCGACGACGCAGCCGTTCTTGCGGCTATCAATCGCGGCATCGACAACTACACGATCCAAAACGCTCCTAACTTCACGGGCGATGGGGCTGCAATGGCCAAAGATTGGGCTAACGCGCGCAACGCAAGCCGGCTTGGTGCGCAGTATCCAAGGCTTCCTGATGCAAGCCCAAATGCTCCCCCAAGGCCCCCAGCGCCATATGACCCAGACGCCATTGCGCGCACGGAGGCGGCGCGTAATATTGTCCAAACCCCTGCTGCCACGCCCAACAGCGCCGTCCCAACGATGGCAGAAAACATCAAGCGCTACATCCCATCGGTTGGCGTGGGCAACCTTGCTGGCTATTCAATAGGTGCCGCGACCGGGCTGCCCGGAATGGGGTTGGTCGGCGGCGCGGTCGGCGGCGCTGCTACAGGCGCTGTCCGCTCTGGCCTTGATCGTATGGCTGCCACCCGCGCTGCTCAGGCTGAATTTGCGGGTGCGCCGCGCACACCTCTCTTTCAAGCGCCAGACGTGCGGAACCCGGCTACCGTTGCCGGCGGCATCGCAACCGCAGCCCAGACCAATTACCAGACGCCTGTCGCCGCAGCGCCAGCGCCAAAGACGGTGCCCCAGACCCCCGCCCTGCCTGAAGTGGTTTCGCCCGAAGAGTACGAGGCGTCCCTGCGCCAACAGCCACAGGCTAATGGACCCGCCCTGCCTGAAGTGGTTTCGCCCGAAGAATATGAAGCCTCTCTGCGCCCGAAACCCCAAGCTTACGGCGGGCGCACCGCCTACAAGGCTGGCGGCAAGGTCAATGGCATTGAGCCGCTGGTAGCGGCCTTGATGAACAAGGCGAAAATGGCTAAAAAGACGTCGAACAAGGCTACGGAGCCTCTGCTGAATGAACGCGACGACGCCATAGCGAACGCTCTGGCTGTCGCGCAAAAAGCTATCTGAGGAGGCTTAAATGGTCAGTTCGTATACCCCCAACAAGAATATCGAAAAGCCAGCCAACGGCGACTACAACAATACATGGTCAACGCCGGTCAACAGCGACTGGGACATCATCGATAAGGCTTTTGGCGGTACAACAGCTATAAACGCCGTTGGTGCTTCTGGAACTGTAACGCTTACAGTATCGCAATATCAAGCGCCCATTATTGTTATCACAGGGACACTAACCGCAAACGTCAATTATCAATTACCAGCGAGTGTAGGTGGATTTTGGTATATTTTTAATAACACCTCAGGTGCGTTTTCAATTATCTTTTCTTCGGCAAGCGGCGGAAGCACCGCCACTCTTCCGCAGGGTTACACGGTCGGTGTTATTTCAGACGGCACCAATATTGGCTTTGGCACAACCAATGCCGCTCTGATTAGCTCTACTTACGCCAACCCGTCGTGGATCACGTCGTTGGCCGCCTCGAAGCTTACAGGTGCCGTTGCTGTCGTTAATGGCGGCACAGGCCAGACCAGCTACACCGATGGGCAACTGCTGATTGGCAACAGCACCGGCAATACACTGTCCAAGACCACGCTAACCGCTGGCTCAGGTATTACCATCACCAACGGCGCTGGCAGCATCACTATCGACGCCACTGCCGGTGGCGGTGGCACGGTAACCAGCGTCAACGCAAGCACGGCTATCAGCGGGCTTTCCTTTACTGGCGGCCCAATCACTACTTCCGGCACTCTGACCCTTAGTGGCACCCTTGGCGTTCAAGGCGGGGGCACTGGCACCACATCGCTTACTTCAGGTGCCGTCCTGATTGGCGCTGGCACGTCGGCTGTTACGTCAGTGTCTCCCAGCACCGCAGGCAATGTGCTTACGTCCAACGGATCTGCTTGGGTTTCTCAGGCCCCGTCAGGTGGCGGCGCGGTATCCAGCGTATCGGGTTCTGGCGCTGGTATTTCGGTCAGCCCCACAACCGGCGCAGTGGTCGTTAGCAACACAGGCGTCACCAGCATCGTCGCTGGTACAAACGTAACCATCTCAGGTTCTACGGGCGCAGTTACCATCAACGCCACCAGCGCTTCCGGCACGTTCTCGGCCAACGACGGCTCAGTTTCTGCCCCGTCAATCTTCTTTACCGGCGCAACAAATATGGGCATGTACCGGTCCGGAACCGCAATTAATTTTGCCGCTGGTGGAGTAAACGTATTTGCTGCTACGAGTAGTCAAACTCAAATTTCAGCCAACAATACGCAACGTATTCTATGCGACGGCACTGGGTCAAGCTTGTCTGGGACTGTAATATTTAGCACCTCTTCCACGCCGGCCAGTGCGTCAGCTACCGGGGCCGCAGGAACGATTACTTGGGACAGCAACTATATTTATGTGTGTACCGCTACTAACACATGGAAGCGGGTAGCACTCTCCACGTGGTAAGGTAAGCTCTTAAATGGCCGAAATCGACCAAACCGAAGCCCGCCTGACCACGCATGAGGCCGTCTGCGCCTTGCGCTACGATGGCATCTGCGCTCGTTTGAAACGTCTTGAAAATATTGGTATTGGCGCTGTTGGCACAATCATCATGCTGCTTGTTGGCATCTTGTTGAAGGTTAACTGACATGAGCTTCTGGGATCGCTTTGAAAGCAGCCGCGAAGGCATTGAAGACACGGTCGAGTTCACGATCCGCGTGGCGGTAATCACACTGGCCTGCGTCGTGCTGGTCGTCGTGGCCGCACTGGTCGCCGGCCTGTTCGCGTCCAATGACGTGGTAGACAGCGACAAGGTGTTCGAGATCGTCGGCCCTGCGTTCAACATGGTCATCGGTGCCTTCGTCGGCCTTCTGGGTGGCCTGAGCCTCAATGCTAATGCGCGTGACGCGAAGCCGGCGGAGCCCACTCCGGTCGAGCCTGAGCCGCTGCCAGCACCTGAGCCTGAGCCTATGGCTGCTGCGCCGGAGCCTGAGGCCGACGAAGACGATGACATGGCCCCGTGGGAGAAGTACCGCAACGATCTGCGCTATGACGCCAACGGCGACGGCGTGGTTGACGAAAACGACTTCCCAGATTGGCGAAGCGCGGGGCGGTAATGGCTGGCAATCTCTCCACCGTTGAACTGATCGGTCAGCTTTGGCCGATTGTTCTGGCGTTCATTTCGCTGGTGATTATTCTTGCCAAGATGGACGTTCGCCTCGCCGTGGTTGAGGAGAAGGTCAAGGCGCTCTTTGATCTGTGGAACAAGAAATGAGCCTCGTAAACCTTCAACAGAAGATCGGCGTCACCGCTGATGGCGCGTTCGGCCCCGGTACACTCAAAGCCGCCGCTGCCTACTACAAGCTGAACAAGAACCGCGCCGCCCACTTCTTTGCCCAGACGGCGCACGAGAGCGGCAACTTCACGGCGTTCAGTGAGAACTTGAACTATGGCGCTAAGGGGTTGCGCGGTATCTTTGGCAAATATTTCCCGACCGACGCTATGGCCAAGGCGTATGAGCGCCAGCCGCAGAAGATCGCCAACCGCGTCTATGCCAGCCGCATGGGTAACAGCGTCGAGGCGTCTGGCGACGGGTGGAAGTATCGCGGTCGCGGGGCGCTCCAGTTGACGGGCAAGTCGAACTACGAAGCGTTTGCGGACTACATCGACCGCCCGGATGTGGTGGATAATCCGAACCTTGTGGCCACTGAACTTTGCTTCGAAAGCGCCCTTTGGTTCTTCGACAAGAACAAGCTCTGGAGCATCTGCGACCAAGGTATCAACGACGCTGCCATCCTTGCCCTCACAAAGCGCATCAATGGTGGCACCCATGGTCTGGATGACCGCAAGATGAAGACCAAGAAGTTCGCTGGGTGGCTGCCATGAACGTCAACTGGGGCGACATCCTGAAGGGCGCTGTGCCCATCCTGATTGCCTGCATTGCGTGGCTGCTGGGGCAGGTGAATACGTTTGAAACCCGGCTGACCAAGATCGAAGCGTCGATGCCTGTCCTTATCACGCCAGACGGCGTACCCACGGACAGCCCGCTTTCGGCAAGGGCCAGAGCGGATTTACGTGAGCATCTGACGGGCGAGATCAACGACTTGAAGGTGCGCGTTGGCGTCATCGAAAGCAAATCTAAGTAAGGAGATTATCATGGACCTGAAGAAAACGGCGCTCAACGCTGCCAAGAAAGAGGCCGAGAAGATTGTCGTCAACAAGGTCACCAAGGGTGTGATCGGCGACCCCCACCCGCCTCAGCGCTCACTGATGGAAAAGCTGATGAACGTAAAAAACAAGGGCGTCGTTGCATTTGCAGCGGTTGCCGCCCTGATCGCGGCAGTCGCCGAATTGATGTAAGGCTTGGCTACTTGCCAGTGACTAGTATGTAGATGGTCACCACAATCAGCGCGATTACCGTCCAGAACAGAAGCGGGTCAGGCATCACAGCACGTCCCGCAAACGCTCTAGATACCAAATAGCCTTGCCAATCTCCTGCGCGGCATCGTCCTTGTGGCCGGTGCGGCTCAGATACTTTAGCGCGTTGCCACGGCAGTAGCCGGCAAACTCTTGCTGAGTCAATTTGGCCCGCAGGTAGTCAATCGTCTCAATGCCGCCGACCTTATAATGGTCAGGGTTGATTATGTCGGGCTTAATAGGATCCTCAAACGCTTCTTCCGGCATGCACTGCCAATAAGCGTTTGGCGGTATGTTTTTTGGCGGCGTCATTGCTGAAGGACCTTCACCTTGCCAATGAACAATGGGTTGATGGCAATCTTGCCGACGCTGTAGAAATTACCCGCACCCCTCATCGCCTCATTGTCCTTGTAGATCTCATCGACAATGATGAAGTCGGAGTGGGCCAAGGCCGCTGTCAACTCTTCCAAGCTTTTGGCTGGGTGTTCGCCAATGATCTGGTGGACCGAGTTCCCGCTTCGCGACGGCATGTTCATTGTAATCTGAAATCTCATAGCGATACCTTCAAAGTGGTGGGCGAGGCATAGCACCCCGCCCACCGCTCTGTCCATTAGCCGAAGTCGTCGTCCAACAACGTCAAAGCAGGCGCGGTCACCAGCGTTGAACCCGTCGAAGGAGCCGACACCGGAGCCGCCGGAGCAGGCGCAGGAGCGGCGCTGCCGTTCTTGGGCGTGAACACAAGATCCGCAGGACGATCAACCCAGCCAGTGATCTTGAACACCGGGGCGTAGTTAGTCGTCTTCACGGCGTTGCCCTTTTCGTCACGGCCCTGCGTGACAATCGGAACCGTGGTTGAAAGAGAGACGACTGGGAGCTTGCCCGGATTGGCCTTAACGCCGGCCATATACTCTGTGTGGCAGGTGTCGAAAGCGCCCAGCACGGCCTTTGCCGTTGAAGCAATTTCGCGGACGTCGCCGCCGCAATCCTTGCCCAGCTTCAGCATCATGCGGATGCCCTGACGGAACTTACCGCCGGGGTTTTCGGGCATGGGCTGGCCAATCGGCGCAACCTTGAATTCGGGCGCTGATCCGGCAGGGAAGTGGATGAAGCCCACTTCGATGTTCTCAAAGTCCATGACGGCCTTGAAGGACGAAGTGATGTCCACGGGGTTGTTCACCCCATCGCTGCGGTCGATGCGGAAGAACCGCCCAGCCCGTGCGTCAAACTTGACGATGGGAATGATGTCGCCAGCAGACGATTCGTAGTTGAAGCCAAAAGCCATTTTCGTTTTCCTCTTATGGTGCTGTTTAGCCAGTCACCTTGCTTTCCCGCATTGTGCGGAAACTGGTTAAATGCCCCAGATCTCAAACGCCTGTTGGCGCGAAACCGGGTCATTAAAATAAAAGCTCTCAGTGTCAGGGGCGACGAAAGAGGCAAGCTCCTTAGGGTCGTCGCTCAGGGACAGAAAGCGCTGGATCGTCATACCAATCTTGCCAAGCGCCTCGACATGCTCACGGGCGTTCTCAAGGGCATATGTGGCGTGTTTCTTGGGCGTGATGTAGGTAACGCGCGCCGACAGGTTGTCGCCCCTTGCAGCGCGGTAGAGGGCCACCTGACGAGCATGCGGGTGGCTGATCTTGCTTGGCAGCGCATGGCTCGTCTTCAAGTCAGTTAGCATGCCATGCTGCTCCCACTCAAAGTCATAGAAGCCGATCATGGGAACCAGCAGACCGTCAAAGTTCAACGTAATAGCGCCCTGAGCAGACGAAGGCGTTCCGTAGCTGCGCAGTTCGCGCAGGCCCATCTCCACCATGTCAGGGATCGCCTTGCGTTCCTTATCGACCTTCTCCCCACTGATAAACGACGCCAGCGCGTTGAACTTGTCGAGCGCAATCTTTGTGCATTCAGCCAACGGCGCTGACAAATCAAACAGGCCGTGCGCAACGCCATCCTCAACCGCCGTGCCGCGATAGGCGGCGGGGCCGACAGGAGACGACATCTTAAGGCACTTCTTCATGACAAAGGTAGCCGGTGACGACGTGAACAGGTTGCACGTTGATGGAGACAGATGCTCTATCCCGTGCTTTTGGAATGGGTTTGTCATATTTTCCCTTAATAACAATACGATACTATCTGGCACCGTCACCGTAGATGCAAAGTGACAGGACAATACGCCCTGAGATTTTTCCGTCAAGCCAAAAAAATGCTGTTGACACGCAGGGCGAGGTGCCCGTACCCAATTGCGGCTAGCCGCCACAACGGCTGCGTGTTTTCGACATGAGGAAAATACCCAACATTTCGACATGTGGTAAGTCAGCAACGATTGGAGCCAGAATGAAGCAGACAAAAGAGGATTTCGCATCAGCGCGTGGTGCGTTGGGCATGACAGCCCCGCAGATGGCTAGAGCCTTGCGTATGGGTAAGGGCTCAGACCGGACGATCCGGCGCTACGAAAGCGGGGAGTGCCCCGTGCCGGGTCCGACGTCGGTTGCAGTTGAGGCGTTGCTTACGGGGTTTAGGCCAAAGGGGTTTGACGAAGACAATTAATCTTATCGAAAGGAGCAAAACATGTTGGAAATTCAAAAGAGGAAGCTTGACGAAGCAGTCAGGGTGCTGAATTTGCTTGGCGCAAAATACAAAGTGATCACATCGTGCGGCCTTGAATATGGCGACCTTGAGGTAAAGGAGCGGCGCGATGCGAAATATGTGCGCAAATTGCCTCAGTATCATCGTTTGGAAACGCGCGACGTTTTCCTGCCGTGTATGAAAAACATGAAGGCTGGCGATGTAAAGGTTATTGACTGCGGTCAATACGATCCCCGCGTGGTTTCCCGCGACATTGGGTCGTATTTTGCCAACCGTATGGGGCCTAAAGCTGTGTCCTGCCTGACAGATCAAAAGGGAAAGTCGGTTCAGGTTTTGGCTTTGCAAGATCTGTAATGACCGTGATCTCAGACGACCAGATTGAAACGATTGAAGATCTGGTTGACGCGATAGCAAAGGCAATCAACCCCGCCGCCTTCACGACGAAGGCAAGCGAAAAGGATAGGCATTTCTGTCGCTTAGCGGCTCAGAGGGCTTTGTCGGTTGTTGCGCCAGTGATCGTGCGTGAGGCTGCGGCTCTTGCCGGCGACAATAAGGAAATCGCTTCAAACATCATGCGTTTGAACGAAATTTTTTGAGGAGGCTTTGATGGCAAGCGCCATACATATTGAATTTCAGGACCTTGTGAGCGCGACGGACACGGCTCAGACAGTTGTGTCTGCCATTGTGCCAGACGCTACTGCTGCTGTTGGCGTTGTGGGCATGATGCTGACTAATTTCCTCGCGTCTGGAATAGTGTGCGGCCTTTTTAACGAGGAATTCGTTGACAAGATGATGACCGCGATCCGCGAAAGCGTTGATGACAGCGTTAAATCCATCAACCTTGGGCTTGCAGAAGAAGCCGCAAAACAAACAATTCAATAAGGAGGCATTGATGAAGGACAATTACGTTTACCCGCGTCAGACGGATCTGGGCCACACGCCGGGGATGGAGCTTCGCGACTGGTTTGCCGGCATGGTTTTGCAGGCATCCTGTCAGGAGAATGGGCGGTTTGACGCTGCCCGCTTGGCATATGAATATGCCGACGCGATGATGGAAGCGCGCAACGAGGAGCAAACGAAATGACTGAGCAAGTAGCAAACGAACGCCTGCGTCTGTTGATCGAACGCATTGAGTCCCTTGAAGTGGAAAAGAGGGGCTTCGCTGACGACATCAAAGACGTTTACACCGAAGCCAAGTCTGCCGGCTTTGACATTAAGGCCATGAAGCAGATTGTCCGCCTTCGTAAGAAGGAGAAGGCAGAGCGTGAGGCCGAAGAGGCCATGGTCGATTTGTATAAGACGGCTTTGGGTCTGTGATCATTCTTGGCATCGATCCCGGCCTGAGTGGGGCGCTGGCGCTCTACGACACGTCGGAGCAGACCGTTGAGGTGTTCGACATGCCGGTGCTGGAGCTTGTCCGCAACGGCAAGACGAAGAGGGAGGTCAGCGCTCAGGCGCTGGCCAACCTTCTTGCAAGCACGACGATCAAGGCGGCCTTCGTTGAGCGGGTCAACGCCATGCCCGGTCAGGGCGTGACGTCTGTTTTCAGCTTCGGTCGGTCAACGGGGATTGTGGAGGGCATCTTAGCTGCATATGATATCCCCACGACCCTTGTGACGCCTCAGGCGTGGCAGAAGGCCGTTGGCCAGCGCGCAGGCAAGGACGGAAGCCGGGAGAGGGCGATGCAGCTTTTTCCTGCGCAAGCGGATCTGTTCCAGCGCAAAAAGGACGACGGTCGATCTGACGCTGCCCTCATCGCATATTATGGGGCGAAGCCCTTCTAAATACCCATCGATCAGAGGCTTACCGTGGAAAATATTCAATTCGATTACGATTTTGCGGGTCCTGCTGACTTTGCTAAAATGTACCGGGGTATTGGCATTCAGGTCGTGCCGGCAAAGATGCCGCGCGAGGATAAGGCGTGGAAGCGCCCCGTCATCAAGTGGCGCGACTATGAAGATCACATTGCCGACGATGAGACGTTCAACGGCTGGTTTGGCGGGAGCGGTGAATTCCGTTCCCGCCCCAACATGGGCATCATTACCGGCAATGCGTCTGGCGGCGTGTTCGTCCTTGACGTGGACTGCCATAACCATCCTGCTGCCAAGACGTGGCTGGATGACCTGATCGACTGCCACAACCGTGGCGTCCCGATCAATGCGCCGACACAGCGCACTGGCGGCGGCGGCTTGCAGTTGCTGCTTAAAGCCCCGGACGGCTGGGTATCCCCCACCAACAAGACCAGCATGGGCGTGGACATTCGCGGCCAAGGCGGGTTCGCCATGCTGCCGCCCAGCAAGCATGAGAGCGGCCAGTCCTACGAATGGCTGAAAGGCTATGAGCCGTGGACGATTGCCATCCCAGAAGCCCCTATGTGGCTTATAGAGGCCATCGACGAGCTTCTGTCTCAGTTTACAAAGGTCGAGCGCGGAGAGCGCACAGACAGCCCTGCGACGGCCACAGACGCCTTTGGCCAGATTGTGGATGGCCGCGAGGATTACATGACGCGCCTGATCTGGGCGAGGGTCGTGCATCTGTATCGCGTCAGCCCGTTCATCAGCGATGCCGACGCCGAAAGGGAGATGCGCGAGGCGTTCACCAAATACGACCATAGCGTCAAGAGCCGGCTGTTTGAACCGGGCACCCCCAACCACATCCTGCTGGAGCGGGAAGGTCGCGGCGCGTCTCTGTTTTTCCAAAAGTGGAACGCTGCCATGGAGCAGTGGACTGATCGCGTAAAGGAGGCGGCAGCCGTACCTGCGCCCGAAAAAAAACTTGAACTGGTTGTGGGTGAGGCAACCGGTGATGGCGGCGGTGGGGCTCTGACGCTGACGCAATCTGATATCGACGTGTATGAGACGCTGAGTATTGGCGACATCAAGGCCTTGCCCGATCCGCGATACCTGATTGAAGGCATCGTGATCGAAAATTCCCTGCTGTTTGCCTACGGGCCTCCGGGCTGCGGCAAGACGTTCATCACCCTGAGCATGGCCCTGTCCATCGCCGCTGGCCTGCCTGAGTGGTGGGGTCGTAAGATCAACAAGCATGGACCTGTGGTGCTGCTGTCGAGCGAAGGCGTGGCCGATCTGAAGTTTCGCATCATGGCGTGGGAAAAAGAAACCGGGATCAACGTGGACGACATCCCGTTCTACCTGATCCGCCAGACCATCAATTTCATGGCTGAGGCCGACGTCGATAAGCTATTGCGCACGGTGCTGGACATCACCAACAAATTGGGTGAGCCCCCAGTGCTGATCACCGTGGACACGGTCAGCAGGGTGCTGCCGGGTGCGGATGAAAATTTGCAAAAGGACATGACGCTGTTCATTTCCGCCTGCGACCGTGTCCGGGAGGTCTTTGGGTCAACGGTGGCCGGCGTCCATCACACCAGCCGCAATGGCAATTTGCGCGGGTCCACAGTCTTTGACGGGGCTGGTGACGCCCTGCTGTCGATCACCCGCGAAGAGGGATCCGAAGTTGGCGAGATGTTTGCCAAGAAGATCAAATCGGCACCAGACGGGTGGAAGCAAGGCTTCCGCCTGAAGAAGGTGGAGCTTGGCGACATCAAGGGAAGCACCAGCCTGTACGCTGAGCCGGCAGCAGACGAGGCTAAAGACAACAAGGCAGGCTGGCCCAGCAAGGTGGTGTGCCAGCAGATATTGGATGTGATGAGCGAGGCGTGGACAGCCAAGCGCCCGTGGTCGAACCATTACCACGCCAAGCGCGACGGTCGATACGCTGCGGCAATCATGGCCAACCGCTGGGGCCTTGATCAGGATCTGGCTGAGCGCATGCTGGGGGCGTGGCTGATAAATGAGGTGATCGAAGTGAGCATCGCTGATCACAAGGCTAAGACGCGCGGCCTGAGGGTTCTGCGCGGCTTGCAGGACGGCAGCCCGGAGCCGGTCAAAACGCGGTGGTATGACGATTAAATGTTGACATGGCAGGGCGGTTTGCCCTAATGATGGGACTCCAACAGGGGCAGCGCCCCATAGGGAGATGCTATCATGATGACTTATACCGCAGAACGCACCGCTGAAATCAACGAAGAAGCAGACGCCATTTCCGCCTTGAAGGTTGGTGACGGCGTCAGTGTTTCGGTGTGGAGCGACGTCCACGCCTATACCATCATCAAGAAGACCGCGACCACCATGACGCTGCGCGCTGACCGCGCTGAACTGCTCAACCGCGACGAGCTTCGCTTCGTTGCCGGTGGCTTTGCAGCGCACTGCGAAAATCAGGAGGTGCAGCGCTACGAATACACGCCAAACCCGGATGGCGTTAAGATCAAGATCAGCTTGCGCCACTGGAACGATGAGGAAGACAACGAACGCCGCAGGTGGAAGAAGTCTGGCGTTAAGACCTTTGAGATTGGCGGCAATGTCCGCCCCGGTCGCAGTGCTTTCCGCGATTTTAATTTCTGATTAATCACTAAGGAGCAAACCGATGAAAAATGAGCAACCGCGCCAAGAGCGCGACATACTGACTGACGCAGCCGCTGTGTTTGCCGTGCATGACGAACTGGCCGGGGCCCTGCGGGAGGCTGAGGATCGTCTTCAGGCCCTGTGCAGCGAATACGGGGTTGTGACCCGTCGCTGGGCCTATGCCCCGCACCATCTGCGTAATGCTGCAAAAGCAAGTGGCCTTTTGTCATGACGGGCCAAGAAGCATTGAACGTGCTGGACACGTTGATTGCCGCGCAGGAGCAAGCGCGTCAGGCGCGGGCTTGCCGCGTAAGTGAAGAGGCCTTGAGGGTGGCGCGTGATGCGCTGGCGAAATGGTCTCAGGAATTAAAAGCGGAGCAGAACATGATTAATGAATTATTATATGTGCTGTCTGAGTGTGCGGAATATCTGGATAGATATGCGGACTATGAGGACGACGGCGCGGGAGGCACGGAGCCCAACGCGGCACTGCGGTTGATGTCTGATGTGCAGCAGGCCATTCACAAGGCGGAAGGGGCGATCAATGGCAAGTAAGCTTGGCCGCCGTGTCATCATCCGCAGCAAACGGTTTTGGTATCTTTATTCCGATGGGCGCATGGAGCAGGTGAGCTTGTCTGAGCGCGCTAGGGCCCACCTGTCCCAAACCAAATCAACGGAAGCGCGTATGGCCAAAGAGGAGGCCCCTAAGCGCCGCGCCAACAACCCGCCCCGGCCACCCGGCACTTCGCCGATGCTGCCGCCTGCTGGGCGCGACATTGGCGAAAAAACCCTGACCGAATTAGCGCATGATTATGGGTGGGGTTCAGTGTCCCGTTATACGGAAGCGCTGCGCGAAAACCGCCCCGGCGTTTATGAAAGGGCGCGGGTTAATGGCGTGGCGAGGGGTCGCGCTAATCTGTTGAGGCCAAAGGCTACGCGCGAAGTCAGCAATTGAAGGAGAGAGGGTAATGTCAATGTCAGTTATCTTTGGTGCCACGCTGCTGTGCATAGCTATAGCGGCGTTGCTGGTTATCAATGGCACCCTGCAAGGGCAGGTGGCTGCGCTGAATGAGGAACTGGCCAAGATGCGCCAGTTGACGCCGGATAGGGATGTGCTGGGGAAGTTTCGGCGGCGGGAGCCATGAGCGCTTTACGCAACAGCCCATCAGAACGCATCACGTCGCTGCGGGAGCGCGAGGCTACATGCTGGGCTATGGCAGACGTGTTCCTACAGTCACACGACGCCCATGGTCTGCATGACATGGGTGTGGAGATCCAAGGCATCCAGTGGGCGATCAGGGAGCTTGAAGCCCTCCTGCCCAACAAATAAGGAGAAAACCGATGATGGCTTACCGTAAGGAATATAAAATTAATAAGAAATACAGCGCTGAGTTCATCCTTGATCTCCAAGGGTCGGTCTTACCGCTCGTTGTTGAGTGGTCTCCTGAACCGCCACCCCAAAAGCTTCTTAAGGGCAAGTTTCTGGACGCATATCGCGCTGCCCGCCACAACTTCCTGCTCTCTTTAGACGTGCCAATGACTGTGCTTGAGTTGCGATGAAGGAACAACAGCGATGGCGGAGGTAAGCAAATCTACTTCCGCCGTACTTCCGCCAAATGGCGGAGGTAAGCCCAAATCTACTTCCGCCTACTTCCGCCTACTTCCGCCAAGCGTTGAAAACAAAGGATAAATCTGGCGGAGGTAATTGGCGGAGGTAAATGGCGGAGGTAATCCAAAGTTACTTCCGCCTACTTCCGCCAAGCGTTGAAAACAAAGGATAATCCCGGCGGAGGTAATTGGCGGAAGTACCCTGATACTAAACGTATACAGCGGGTCGGCGGCTTGCAGCCTGCCGATGGTAGGTGGGAAGGGTGAGCGGTTTGGGGATAGGTCTGTTGGGCATATGCGGAAGCTTCACCCGACGCGGAAGGTCGCTGTCGCTCCCATCCGCTCTCCCTTCGGTCGCGGGTGATGCATCCGCGAAGCGTATGGGGAAACAGGTTTGTGGCTGATTTGATTGTCGGTTGATGGAGGGATGGCATGGCGAGACGTATGCCCAAGGTTGGGGAGGTTGGGGTGCGATATGGCCGGAGGAATTATTTGCGGACGCAGCCGCACCTGCTGATGGCCAAACGGGGAAAGTGGCATCTGGTCATTTGCCCGGACAAATGCAGGGATGGGTGGATCAATGTGAAGGTGCATTTGGATGAGGCAGCGCCCAAGAATGTTTTTGAAGTGGGTATCCTAAACGGCAAGGCAGCAACCAAGGCCGACGTGAAGCTGCTGAATGAGCATCATCCGTCGATTATGGCGTGGGTGCTGGCAAAGGTTGCGGCCTATGCTGATGGCAAGGTGGTGTTGAAGCAGGAGGCAGGTACGCCTGTGGTGTATGCTGCGAACCGGCGTTGGATTATTTTATTAAAGGGATCAGGACATGGCCAAGGAAACGAAAAAATACGCGGGGCAGAACCAGTGGCGCGAGGTGGTGCCCCGTGAACGCAGGTTTGATGCAGCGCCGTGGCAAAAAACTTACGGGATGTATATCACCGGACAGGCGTGGGTGGATGAACTGACGCTGTGCGTGGAAGGCATGGAGCATAAGTGGGGAGCAGGCAGGCTGCGGCTGATGGTCGGCCCAGAGATACGGGAGAAGTTCGACCGGCAGCGATACCTGACCAATCAAGCTATATGGCATGGCGATTTGGAAGGGGTGAAGACCCAGTGCAGGCGCATGATCAATGGCTGGAAGGCGCTCGACAAGGCCGCAGGCGATGCAGGCTTGGAGCGGTGCCCAACAGAAGCTTGGGAGGTCGTCGGGGCGTCCGGGTTGGTGCATGTGATCGTCAGGACCATTGACGACGCCACAGACTATAAAATGGGCCGCCAGAATGCCTGTGTCTATACGCTGGCTGAGATGGCGGTGATATTGGACGCTCTGAGCCCCGTAGAGGCCGTTAAGAGCGCGTTCCCGGCTGCGGAGGTAGTCCAGCTAAGGCGGGACGTGGGAGACGCCTTGGATGACGTTCACGACACCCAAGGCGACCTTGACGATGAAATCCCGTTTTAGGCGCGCTCACTGGAATTATATGGCGGGTCAATCGGGATGTGCTTTTTGAGCCATCGCGGGGTGATCCGGCCTTCCTCAAGGGCGGTCAGCAAAAGGGATACGGACTGGGGGATCGGGGTGTCGCCATTAGCCCACTTGCGGCCATGGCGATGCGTCACCCCTGTGATCCACGACACGTCCACCTGACGGAGCCCCATGCGTTGCAGTGCGGCCCGGTATTCGTCCTTGGTCATGTCAGTCCCACCAGTCCCGCCCGTCACCCGGATCATGGTCGTCGGGGATCAGGACGACCAGAACCCACAACGCTATGAGGATTGCGAACAGGTGCATGGGCCTCAATCTCCCTGTTCTTTGTAAGGCGGGGCGGAAACCTCTTCCGGGTTTGCCATGCGGATCGAAATTTCCGTTTGCTTAATGACGGTGAGATACTTGTCGGTTTCGCTGTCCCATTCCAGCGACAGGCGCTTGCACCCTGCCAGCGTTTCCATGATCGCCGTGGCGTCCTTCAAATCGATCAGGTAATGTTCCATGCCGATAGTCAGTTTTACGAGTGTCTTGGTCATTGTTTTTGCTCCTTGGTTGACGGTTATTCGCTGATCACGCCTTGGGCGATCAGGTCTTGAGCGGTGCGCCCAAAAAAGCCTTGCAGGCGGTATGCCAGACCAGTGTCATGCAGCGTCTGCCACGCATCGATGATCTGCTGTTCGTCGTCAGCTTCGATGAAGCCTTCGGCCAAACCAACTGCGGTGTAGGTGTCCATGGTGATCATGCGTCTTGCTCCTGAAAGCGGCACAGTGCGGCCTGCACATCGTCGCGATGATCCCAGCAGCCAGCAATAACCTCACGGGAAAATATTATTTCACCGTCCTTGCGGGCCAATTCTGCAATGTGCTGGCGGGCTTGTTCGATTGGGGTGATCATGCGTCTTGCTCCTTGCAGGTGTTGGGGCGGCACTGTGACCGCCCCGGTGATGATCACGACTTGCGGGCTGCAAGCTTGAGGCTGGTGTAGCCAGCGGTGCGCTTCTGGTGCGCAGCCACGAACGATGCGAAAGACTTTTCGCCCAGCACCGCCAGCAGCTTGGCTTCGATAGCCTTGGGATCAGCGGACCAGCGCTCGTTGATCACCGACACGGTGGCGGTGAACATGTCGCCGTCGTGGCTGCCTGCGCCAAGCTCCTTGATCTGCGCGGACAGCTTGTCAGCCACCGCAGTCAGGTCCGCAATCTGAGCCTTGATCTCACCAAGCTGGTCGATGTCGGTCAGGTTGTGGGCGCGAGAGAAAATCGTTGCCATGGTAAGTCTCCAATAAAATCAGCTTTAATAGGATTTACGCGACTGCGACTTGCTGCCGCCTGATTGTCGTAGGGCATTATGCCCTGTTTGGCAAGGCCCGTTTGATGTCAGGCTGCGATTTCTTCGATCACAGGTTCGTTTGTGATCAAAAATTCCGATGAGCGCTTTGCCTGCGAGGATGCGGTGAAGATTGCGCGCTTGTCCGCTTTCAGCACCTTGAGCCACGAAGCGATGTAGCTGGAATGCTGGAGGTTTTCGAGCGGGATGCCCATCTGCGCGCAGACGAAGGCGCTGCCGATTTCAGCGACCAGTTCCTCGAACGCATAGGCGTCGTCGCCAAAGCGCTTGCCGAACTGGCGGTCGCAGCGCGATTTGTGGCCAGTCCAGTGGACCAGTTCGTGGGCGAGGGTCGCGGCGTATGCGTCGGGGCTGGCGAAGCTGTCGGCGGTGGGCATGCCGACGTAGTCGCCCTGCGGCGTGTAGAACGCTTTTTTGCCGCCGTGGCGCACGTCCGCGCCCACGCGCGCTGCCAGTGCGTTGATCGACGTGTCGCCAGCGACCACGGGCTCCATGCCCTTGAGCTTGGCGGCGTCAAGGCCGTCGCACTGCTGCACGTTGAACACGACATAGCCCTTGGCGAACGGCACAGCCTTGAAGGTGCCGTCGTCCTGCTGGATCTTGGGGAAGGACCAGAACACGATGTGGGTGCCCTTCTCGCCCTTGCGCACTTGGCCGCCAAGCTCAGTGGCCTGCTTATAGGTCAGCCAGCCGTCTGCCGTGTAGGATGAGCAGGACAGCACCAGCCAGTTGATGCCGCTGTACGCGCGGCCAGTGGCGGCGTTGTGGGGGCTTGAGCCGCCGCACTTGCCTTCGGCCCACGGCTTGAGCCACGGGGCTGCGCCCTGCTCCAGCGCGTTGACGATGCGGTCGGTAACGTCTTGGTAGATGTCGAACTTGGTGGTCATTGGCTTGCTCCTTGGTTGATGCCCCATCATTAGGGCAGCTCGCCCTGTTGGTCAAGCGACAATCGACATAGAATGAGATGAGTTAGTTCCAAAAGCGGATCATTTATTTTGTTGACCGACAGGGCAGCCCGCCCTAATAATAGGGCTCCAACCAAGGAGCAAGCGACATGAAAAACTACCACAACATTGAAAGCCGCAAGAACCGCATCACCAAGGAATACACTGGGTATGGCGGCGGCCATGTCTGGCATATCTGGAAGTCGACATGGAAGGGCTGGATTGCCAGCAGCAACACCGCAACCTTCATCATCAAGGGCCGCATCCTCGACGACATCAGCGCCAAGCTGGCAGCCCTCTAACCTAGCCAACCACAAGGAGCAAACGACATGACCACTTACGCTACCTACCCCGAAGCGCAGGCCCACGAGGTGGGATGCAAGGTCTCTTGGCGATACTACGACAAGCGCGAAGACGCCGACGTCGCATCTAAGGCCGCGCAGCATGACGCTGAGATACAGGCGATGCGCGGCTATGACTTTGGGTATTGCTGCCCCGGCGACATCCGATGGGTCGAAGCCGGCACGAGGCTTGGCGGTGACAAGGGCCGCTGGGAGGTGTGCCTGCCGTAACTGCGCCCACGCCCCGCCTGCGCGCCGCCCGTGCGCGAAGCGCGCGTCCGCGCGCCGCGCGGCTCAGCCGAAGGCTGACTAACAAACAACGTCTGCCTGAAAGGCAGTCTGCTTTTGTTCTTTTTGTATGCTGGCAAACTGTCTGGATGACTGAGGGGGGGTATACCCCTTTTTTTTAGGAATTAGGTACCATGGGGGGTTACATGCAGCCGACCCGCAACACACCCCCAAAACACCCACAGTCCATATGCCCCACCCCACCAGCCGCACACAAACCATCTTGCACACTATCGGACGTTGGTGTATGCAGCCCGGACACGATAGTTTGCTCCTTTCGTGGTTGTGCGCAGCCGGTTAGCTTGACCCCAAAGGCTAGCCGGCTGCTTTCTTTTGGACGAAGTGCTTCTGCCCCGCAAAGGGGGCACCCCCTTCAAGAAATAAAGGGGGTGGGGGTATACCCAAAAAATTTGCTGTCCTTGCTCAGGAACCTGATCCGTATTAAATAGGGGTCTATCCAATTAGGTGAGCATATCGATGGCCAAAAGTTCCAAAAGCCTTGTTGTTCAAGACGGTGAGCCCACCGACGTCGATGGCCATGACAAGACGGGCATTGACGGTCGCTATACTGTGTCCCCGATCAGGGCCTTGCTGCCGGACAAGGGGGCAAGGAAGAAAGCCTCCCATGAGCATATTCCGACGCAGAAGAGCCGCAAGGGTGTGCTTCACGCTGTTGGCCTTGGGATGAACCATGAGAATGTTGCCAAGGTAATGGGGATCAGCGTTAACGCTTTGAGAAATCATTACCGTGAGGAGTTGGACATTGGCCTAAGCGTTGTGATGGATGACGTAAAGACTAATTTGTATAACATTGCCCGCGACCCGACCCACAAGGGCACGGTGCAGGCGGGGATGTATTTGCTGAGCCGGCTGGGTGGCGACAGCTTCCGGGACGTGAAGCGCGTTGAGATGACGGGCGCTGACGGCAAGCCGCTTGAGATTAGCCATAAGACGCAGACCATTGATCCAAGGTTGCTTGACGCTGATCAGCGTGAGGCGCTTAGGGACATTTTGAATTCCGCTTTGCGGTTGGCAGCGCCTAGCGCGCAGCAGGTCGCTGATGGCGAATTTGAGGAAGTCCCTGATGAGTGAAGAAGACGACTTCGTCGCGATGACGTTTGACCCTGAATTAATGATCAACCCGCATTATCTCATTCGGATGATGCGGGGGCAGATCCCGATTGTGACCAAGGATCAGTGGGAGGATGCCAAGGAGTGCTGCGCTGACATGCTGGAGCAGTTTGTGGAAATGCGAAGGATGCAGGGATAATGATCGACTTCGACATTTCGAAGATCGACATTCAGCGCCAGTTGATGGAGTTGGACCGAACTGATTGCGAAGAGAGCCTGTATTATTTTTTGACAAATGCGTGGAAGTATATTGATGCCAGCACATGGAAGGATGGCTGGCCGATTGAAGCTGTGGCCGAACATTTGCAGGCAGTGGTTGATGGCGACATCAAGCGGCTGATTATCAACATCCCGCCGCGCATGGGTAAGAGTACCATTACGTCCGTGGCGTTCCCTGCGTGGACGTGGGCGCAGCAGACCCTGTCCCCGACGTCTGGGCCCGGTGTGCAGTTCCTGATGGCGTCTTATGCCAACCAGCTTGTGCTGCGTGATAGTGTTAAGTGCCGCCGGTTGATTGAGTCGCCGTGGTATCAGAGCATGTGGGGTGAGCGGTTTAAGCTGAACTCCGACCAGAACACCAAGTCGCGCTTTTCCAATGACCACGGCGGTGAGCGTTTGATCACGTCCGTTGGCGCTGCGGTGACCGGGGAAGGTGGTTCAATCATCGTGATCGATGACCCTAACAGCGCGTCGGAGGCGTTTTCGGACGCCAACATTGAAAGCACGATTGAGTGGTGGGATGGGACGATGTCCACCCGTTTGAATGATCAGAAGACTGGCGCGTATGTGATTATCCAACAGCGGCTGGCGGAAAATGATTTGACGGGTCACGTCCTTGAGAAGGACGTTGGTGAGTGGACGCATTTGTGTTTGCCCATGAAGTACGAGCCTGACCGGTCCTTTGTGACCAACATTGGATGGGAGGATCCACGCACGGAAGAGGGTGAGTTGCTGTGGCCGGATCGCTTTGGGACCAAGGAGGTGTTCAATCTTGAGCGCGCTCTTGGTCCGTTTATGGCTGCGGGGCAGCTTCAGCAGCGCCCTGAGCCTGCGGGTGGCGGCGTTATCAAGCGCGAATGGTGGAAGCTGTGGGAGGAAGTCAGCTATCCGCCCATGGATTACATCATTGCGTCGTTGGATACGGCTTACACAACCAAAACCACCAACGACTATTCGGCTATTTCCATCTGGGGCGTGTTTACGACTGACTCCACAGCCATTGCCAACCGGATCTTGGACAAGGACGGGCGGCCAATGTACTTTGACCGGGGCTATGCGGAGACTGCGCCGCGCCTGATGCTGATGCATGCGTGGCAGGAGCGCCTTGAGTTCCACGATTTGGTTGAAAAAGTAGCTAAAACGTGCAAGTCATTGAAAGTAGACAAGCTTTTGGTTGAGAATAAGGCCGCTGGCATATCTGTTTCGCAAGAATTGCGGCGTCTTTATGGCAGCGAGGGCTTTGCCGTGCAGCTTTCTGACCCCAAGAGTCAGGATAAGCTGTCGCGCTTGTATTCCGTACAGCATCTTTTTGCTGACGGCATGGTGTATGCGCCCGACAAGGTCTGGGCTGAGCAGGTAATCACGCAAGTTGGGCAGTTTCCCAAAGGGAAGCACGACGATTTGGTTGACACTGTGTCTATGAGCATCCGCCACTTGCGTGATATTGGGCTTTTGACGCGGTCTCAGGAGCGCATTGAAGAGATTGAGAGCATGAAGACCTATCCCGGCAAGCAAAGTGAGCCTTTGTACCCGGCATAATGGAGGATTTATGAGGTATAACGGTCGCGTCAACGCATCTTGCATGGTCGATGATCTGGGCCACAGGCAGTTTGAGGTGAAGGTCTGGGGTGAAGCGCCGTTTGACCATGAGCGGACCTATACATTGACCGCCCAAGATGATAATTCTGCCGCCAAAGAGGGTTTGCGTCTCTTTTGCGACGAGATGGAGTGCCTTAGAGGCGCTGAAACAGAGGAAGACTGATGGCAACGCAACCGGGCCTCGCTCCAATGAACATTCGCCAGCCTGCGCCTGAAGAGCCGGGTGCGATTGACACTTCTCCGTTGCAAATTGACTTTGCTAACGAAGGTGGAGACGTCCCGGAAGTTGATCAGGACGGGAATGTCATCTCTATTGAGCATGACGACGGCTCAATCACCATTTCTTTGGACGGAAACCCCCTTGAGGCGGCTGAAGGCAAGGCTGGCGGCGAATGGTTTGGCAATCTGGTCGATGATATCGACAAGGATGAGCTTAACCGCATTTCAGGCGACCTGTTTCGCGGCATTGATGACGATCTACTGTCCCGCAAAGACTGGATTGAGACGCGCGCCCAAGGGATCAAGCTTCTTGGCCTGAAGATTGAAATTCCGGGGCTTACAGGGGCTACTGACGGCGCTCCGGTTGAGGGTATGTCGCGCGTTAGGCACCCGCTGCTGCTGGAGGCTGTGCTGCGCTTTCAGGCCAACTCCCGTTCTGAGCTTTTGCCGACTGATGGTCCCGTCAAGATCCGCAACGACGACAACAACGCGACGTTGCAAGAAGATCAGATGGCCAACGCGCTTGAGCGCGACCTCAATCACTATCTGACTTCGACGGCGACGGAATATTATCCCGACACCGACCGCATGCTGCTTATGCTGGGCTTTGGCGGCACGGCGTTCAAGAAGGTTTACTACTGCCCGCTGCGCAATCGGCCTGTTTCGGAGACCGTAGATGCTGACGATTTGATTGTCAGCAACGACGCGACCGACTTGTCTAACGCGCGCCGCATCACCCACCGGATCATGATGCGTCCGTCAATTGTGAAGCGCATGCAGATCCTTGGCGTTTACCGCGATGTTGATCTGGGTACGCCCAGCATGCGCCGCCTTGACCCCTTGCAGCGTGAAGAGCGTGACCAGCAGGGCATTTCAACTGAGTCCACCAACCCCTTGGACCGTGACCGCGAAATTTATGAATGCTACTGCGAACTGGACATCAAGGGCTTTGAGCATAAGCACAAGGGCAAGGTGTCTGGGCTTGAGATTCCGTACCGCGTGACCGTTGACGTCTCCTCCAAGGAGATCTTGTCAATTGTCCGCAACTACAATGAAGAAACTCAAGAGTTGCCTGTCGCTAAGCGCAACTTTGTCAAATACACGTTCGTGCCGGGTCTTGGCTTTTACGACATTGGCCTGCTGCACATTCTGGGCAACACCACCAACGCCATCACGGCTGCGTGGCGTGAGTTGCTGGATGCAGGTATGTATTCCAACTTCCCCGGCTTCCTGATGGCTGACACGGGCGCAAGGCAGAACACCAACATCTTCCGCGTTCCGCCCGGTGGCGGCGCACTGATCAAGACTGGCGGCATGCCGATTTCACAGGCTGTCATGCCCTTGCCCTACCAGCCGCCGTCGCAGGCTCTGATGCAACTTGTTAGTGACATGGCCCAGACCGGCATGCGCATTGGCGGCACGTCTGAGCAGCAGGTTGGTGAGGGGCGCGCTGACGCCCCTGTGGGCACGACCATTGCCATGATCGAACAGGCCACCAAGGTCATGAACGCCGTTCACAAGCGCCTTCATGCAGCGCAAGCAGAAGAGTTCCGCTTGCTGTGCGACTGCTTCCGCGAAAACCCGGAAAGCTTCTGGCAGCGTAATTTTAAGCCGACCATGCAGTGGGACCAGCAGATGTTTCTCAAGGCGTTGGATGATTACGACCTGACGCCTCAAGCCGATCCCAACACGGCATCGCATGGCCAGCGCATCATGAAGATTACGGCGCTCAAGCAGCTTCAGCAGGCCAACCCGTCGATGTACGATCCGATTGCCATTGACGTTGCCGCGTTGCAAGCGATTGGCTGGTCGAACCCGTCGCAGTTCATGGCACCTGCGGGCGCTCAAGCATCGCCGCCGCCGGAACTGTTGCAGGCTCAGGCCAAGATGAAGAACGACGAAATGACCGCCCAAGCGCGCATGATGGAAGCTCAGGCGCGGGTGGAAGAGACGAAGGCAAAGATCCAGTCCGGTGCCCTTGCGCCCAAGCAGGACGCCCCAGAGATGGGTCAGGCGGCCCTGAACGCCGCGCAGGCGGATCTGATCAATGCCCAAACCAAGCGCAGCGAAATTGGTGTTCGTCACCAAGAACGCATGGTAGAAGACCAGAACCGCGATTTGGATCGCCAGAGCCGTGAGCGCGTTGCCATGTTGCAGCTTGCCCGTGACCTTGTGATGCATCCAGAGCAGGCTAAAGCTGTTGAGCCTCTGTCGAAGCCGTCAGAGCGCAAGTTCAGTGAGGGTGAGCAAGAATGAGGGACCCAAAGGCCATCCGCAAGGCGATCATGACCGCAAAGAGCATTGCGGCCATGGTTGATCCCCACTTTGCGAGTGTGCCTTTGCCTGACATTGGTCAGCCAGCGCCTGATATTCTGATGCCTGAGCCGCAGCTTCAGCCCCAGCCCCAGCCGCAGCTTCAGCAGTTTGCTGCGGGTGGTTACGCTGACGGCGGCATGCCTGATGATGAGCGGCAGGCCAATCTGGATACCTTTTTAGAGGGCAACCACCCGCTCGTTCCCAGTGTTGTCTATCACGGCACCGATAGAAACATTTCAGAGTTCGACACCGAAAAGCCGCGCCGCATCGATGCTGGGATAAACCCAGATTACACCGACACTGGATGGTACGGTAAGGGCCATTATTTCACCCCATATAAGAACGCAGCCAATAACTTTGCATCTGGATACCGCGTTGAAGAAGGCGGCGGTCCCAACGTAATGCCTGTGCATCTGTCTTTGAAAAACCCGTTTATTGTGAAGTTTCCTCGCTCTTCTAGCGGCGGTGAAGCCATGGACCAAGCTATGAACGCTGCTGGCTTTCCGCAAACTTCAGACGAAAGATTGATCCGGAAGGGTAGGGGTGAGAGGCTGCCTTCTGAGCAAACCAAAATGCTCATGGATGCAGGGCATGACGGCGTCATTGTCATGCACCAATACGGCATCAAAGATCCTGAAGAGGAGCGGGCGGCAGAGCAACGCGAACAGGCCGCTTGGGAAAGGCATCAAGCTGCCAAGAACGCATTTTATGATGCCCCCTATGAGAACGCTAGCAATAGTGCTGAAATTAAAGCGTTAAAGGACGAATTTGTTAACAGCCGACGCGAGTATCACGCCGCCAAAGAAGCTGCTGGCGGCGAATATCACCCGCATGAACTGGTCGTCTTCAAGCCGCATCAGGTGAAGTCTGCCATCGGCAACAGCGGTCGCTACGATCCGAATGAAGCCCACATTGGCAGGGCTACTGGCGGCGAGGTTGATCAGCCTACCGACTACACGGCACCGGACAATCTGGGCCTGTACAGCCACGCAGCGGCCACCGCAGCCAGCCTCCCGCAGGCGAAGGCGTCACCGGCTGAATTCCGCAACATGCTGACTAATCGCGGCGTCAAGCCGGTTGAGTTTGAAGCCTCCGGATATGATCAGGCGTTTGCGCCCCGCGCTGGCTCGAACCGCCCTGAGCCGATCACCCGCGAACAGGTCGCCGCGCATTTCAACCAAAACCGGACGCCAATTGTTGAAAAGTCGTTTCGCGAAGAGCCGCCCAAGGAAGAGGAGGATGCGTTCAACGCTACATACGCGCAGCCCTATTACGCGGCGCGCGACCGTTTGAATAGGGCACTAGAAGAGGGCAGGAGAGCCGGCACAAGTCCATTTGTTGATCCCACTGAAGAATTTACCAACTTGCACCGCGACTACGAGGAAAAGGGCGAAGCCTTTAGGAAAAACCGTGGCCTGCTTTCCAATAAATACAAGCGGCCTCACCATGAAAGCTACATGTTTCCGGGCGGTGAAAACTATCGCGAAGTTTTGCTCAAGCATGGCGGCGATGACGTGCTGTTTGGCGGAGTTGGCGCGCACTTTGAAGGTGAGCCAAATATCCTGACGCACCTTTTGATGAAGGATCGCACGGACACTGAGGGCAAGAGCGTCTTGCACCTTGATGAATTGCAGAGTGATTGGGGTCAGCAGGGTCGCGAGAGGGGGTTCTACGGACCTATCGATGAAGACAGGTATCAGCGTCTTAAATACTCCAATGAACGCACTCCGGAAGAGGATGCCGAACTTGCGGCAATGAATAAAAAGCTTAATGGCGTTTCTACTGCCCCGTACATTAAAAACACCGACGACTGGGTAAATTTGGGCCTGAAGCGCGCCCTTCTGGAGGCCGCCAAGTACGGTCATGACAAGCTTGCGTGGACGCCGGGGCAAGTCGTTGCCGACCGCTACAAGCTCAGCAAATACATCGCGGCAATCCACCACGAAAAAAACGAAGACGGGACGTACAACCTCCACGCAATTGATCACAATGGAGAGCGGTCTTACGCCGAAAACGACGTCCCTGAAGAAAAAATGCAAGAACTCCTTGGTAAGGAAATAGCAAGTAAAATTGCTTCCGGAGAAGGCGTTGGTCGCAAAGAGTCCCAAGCTAAAGTCGATGCCGCAAGAAAAGAGTATGAAAATTTCAAAGACAAAATGGTTGAAACGCACCTAAACAACTGGCGCGGTTCACGTCCTGACTTTCTTAGTTCTGAAGAAGAAGCTCAGGATGCAAGAAGAATGTTAAAAAATAAAATGGAAGAGGATTCTTACTCTTTTGCCAACATGCTTGGCATGTTAGATGAGCATGAGGCGCTGCGTAACAATTTTATGGGCGCGATAACCGATATGAACAAGGTGCCCTACGCTCCGAACCGCGACTGGCGCTCCCTTTCCGGCCTTGATCTTCAGGTCGGCGGCGAGGGCATGAAAAAGTTTTATGACGAAATCGTGCCTAAGCGCTTGATGGAGCTTGCCAAGAAGCATGACCCTGAAGCCAAGTTTTCTACTGCAACCGTCAAGCACCCGGTAAGCCACACCGATTACGATCAGGGCGACACCCAGACCGACCTTCAAGCGTTGGAGATCACGCCGCGCATGCGTGAAAGCATCCTGAAGAAGGGCTTCCCTGCCTACGCTTCGGGCGGTGAGGTTGAGGGTTACGCTGACGGCGGCGACGTTGGCGGCTATCAGGACCCGGAAACGCAGTATATTTCCGACTGGAACTGGCGTCCAGTTGGAGACGTTCAGGAAAGCCTTGGCGGTCTGAAAGAAATCCCGTCGCACGTCCAAAAGTTTGGCGACTTTATGGATAACGTCGCCCAGCGCGCTGCTGGCAGTGGTCTCACAGCGCGCGACTTGATCAAGGCGTACACCATTACGCGGTCGAGCATTCAGCGTCAGGCTGCGAACGTCGATAAACTGCGCGCATCTGGCCTTGTGCTGCCGGAAGAAATGACGGGCAAGATCCGCCCCGAAGGTGCCTTTGGCGAGTGGTTGCACACGCCAGCGGGACAGGCCTACCTTGACGCCGCAGAGAAGGGCAAGGTCCACCAGACCGCAATCCAGAACGCCATTCAGGTCATGGCCCCATTTGGCCGCCACCAGACGGACATCCCGGATGCCCTGACGTGGGCCGCGCTCAACCTGCCGGGTAAGGAAAAGCAGGTTTCGGAGCTTGTCCACAGCGGTCACCTGATGGCTAGCACCCCAGAAGAGTGGCGGGCATTTACGCAGCACATTCGCGGCGTCGGCCCCAGCAAGTCTGGTTTTCTGGCATCGCTCATGGGTCGCGGTGACCAGCCGACGCTGGATGCGCGCCAGATCATCCTGCACACCGGGCGTCCAACTAGCGAGGCTTCCAAGTACATTGCCAAGAAGGGCGGCGCAGGTGGCATTGAGGCTGTTGACCGGCTTTCAGCGCGTCAGAGCGCCATGGACCTGTCCCTTCCTGACCGCCTGAAGCCGTATTACCAGCACCTTGCCCACCACGCAGTGTGGGACAAGGCTGGGGGCGATGAAACCACGCACGAAGACGTCGTGCGGGCCATGCACCACGCCGCAAGCGGCGGCGCACAGAACGCCGATGACGACAGCATACTGAACCACCCGGTCGCCAAGATATTCCAGACAATCGGCATGGCTGGTCTGGGGGATACGAACGTCGATCCCGACAAGTTCAAGGAGTATCTGAAAAGGGCCCAGTACGCCCTTGCGCGCAAGATCACGACCAAGGGCTCCGACGTCCTTGCCGCCAACCCCGGCGCAGCGAACGTCAAAATGAGCGAATTTGGCAAGCCGCTCAGCGAAATGGAGTCAACGGCCCTTTCAAAGGGCATGATGCTTCCGCGCAAAGAGGCCGATCTTGAAGAAATGCAGCGCCGTGGGGCGCGCATCTTTCCGTTCTTGGGCGACTTGTCCCCGGCGGATAAGATCTTGCTGAAGTCGGGTTCAACCGCCCTTACAGACCCCAGCGAACAGCAGGGCGGCTCTGAATTCATGCGGTCGGAGTTTGCCAAGGGTGCTGACCCGGCGGCCTATGGCAACCGTATTGCCGCCGCCAAGACGCTGGCCAAGAAGATTGCTACGCAAACCCCTGAAGGAACGCCTGCAATTGGCACCCATGTCGCCATGGGCCTTGGTAGCGTGGACTCGTCGCATCACGCCTACGAGCCGATCCTGCGCATGATCCCCAACTCGCCAATTGCGCAGAAGCACATCGAAGAATTTGATGAGATGATGCGCCAAGCGCTTCCGCCGACAAAGCAGCACCCAATTGCGTGGCCGGGTATCATGAACACCAAGGAGGCTGAGCAGTTTTTTGCTAACCGTCCCGGTACGCATGCGTCGTTCTTTGTGAAGAAGATTGATAGCTCAAAGTGGCAAAAAGCAGGCTTCCCGGACGTCGGAGAGGTGCGTTTTTCCGCGTCAAATCCAGAGCTTCTTGGCGCGCCGCGCCTATCCACCGGTCATGCATTTTCCGAAGTTGAGCCCAGTGGCCGCGTTATAAGCCAGCCAGACCTTAAGCATAAGACATACCCAGCCCTGATCCCCACGACGGGCGAAGGGTATTTGGGCGGATCTAGCGACCTGATCCCGTCGAAGTTGATGTTCAGGGACTTTTACAAGACGCTGAAGGCAAAGGATAAAAGCGGCAAGGCGATTGATTACGACTCCCCTGCCGGTCAGACGCTAGCCCAGCAGTCTTTGATGACCAAGGTTCCGTACCAAGACGCCACACAAGAATGGCTGGACAGCATCATGGAAGACCGGCGTCAGAAGGAAGAGCGCGGCTTTAAGAAGGGCGGCAAGGTTCGCAGCGCCTTGATGATTGCTAAGGGCCTGAAAAAGAGCTAGTGTAAGTTTCGCCACACTTTCGTGGGATTTCGTTCGCCGGTAACTCGGTAAGACAGGAGACTGTAATGTCAGAGATGTCACGCACCGCACGTCGTGCAATGCGCGCCAAAATCCACCGCCTGACCAATGCTGGGTCGGGCAAGGTTGACGCTTCTGACTACGGTCCTGAGCAGGTTCTGAATTCCGAAGTTAAGACGGGCATGCGCCCGATCTCGCGCCGCGCCTACAAGAAGGGCGGCAAGGTTGTCGCCTCTTCTGGCGCTGATGCCCCGCAGAACGCAGGCAAGAAGCCGCGTTCAGGCAACAAGCATCTGACCGTTGATGCCCTCGTCAACCGCAACTTGAAGGATGCGAACGAGGACCGGGAAGGCAAGAAGCACATTGGCGGCCTGAAGACGGGCGGTCGCGCTAAGGCCTTTGAAGGCTCCGCCAAGGACGAAAAGCAGGACAAGAAGCTTGCCAAGAAGTACGGCATGTCGATGGAGTCGTGGGAAAAGTCCAAAATGGACGATAAGCACGACACCCAGCAGTCGATGAAGGGCCTGAAAAAGGGCGGTCGCGCTCACAAGAACTTGGGTGGCATCCTGAAGGATGTGGCCGCGCCTGCCGCTGCCGGCGCTCTCGGTGGATTGTCGGGTTTAACGTCTCACTTCCTTGGCAAGAAGAAGGACGGCGCTTCATCCGGCCCCGAAGTCGCAGGCAAAAAGAACGGCGGCGGTTTGTACGCCAACATCCACGCCAAGCGAGAGCGCATTGCAGACGGCTCAAAGGAGCGCATGCGCAAGGCTGGCAGCAAGGGCGCGCCGACCGAAGAGGCGTTCAAGAAGTCCGCGCGCACGGCCAAGGCCCACGGCGGCTTGACGTCGCTGGACGGCGAGATGCAGACGCAGGAAAAGGTCAGCGGTCGCGTTGCCAAGGCTTACGGCGGCAATCTTTCCGGCCTTGAAATGAAAAAGGGCGGTCGTGCCAAGCGCGCTGGTGGCGGCTACAATGGGCCGGATCCCGCCGCAAGTGCGGAAAGCGCCGCCCGCATGGCGGAGCAGGAGCGCCTTGAAAGGGAATTCATGGACAGGATGGACAGGCAGGAGAAGATGCCGCCTAAGCCCATGCCTAAGCCCCCGGCCAAGCGCATGCCGCCAGCCCCCTACACGATGCCGGATCGGGTCCCCAGCGGCGACTACAAGAAGGGTGGCCGCGCTGAACGCAAGTCCGGTGGGCGCACCAAGGGCAAGACCAACATCAACATCGTGATTGCAACTGGCAAGGGGCAGCAGGGCGGTCAGCCTGACATGCCGCCCATGCCGGGTCCGCAGGGTGTTCCGGTCCAGATGCCGCCGCCTCCTCCGCCTCAGGCTGGCGCTCCCATGCCGATGCCCGTACCGATGCCGATGCCGATGCCGCCCGCTGGTGGTCCGGGTCCGGGCCCCATGCCAATGCCGCGCAAGGCTGGTGGCCGCACTTACCGGTCCTATAAGGACATGGATGCCGGTGCTGGCAGCGGTCTGGGCCGCTTGGAAAAGACGGAGATCCAGAAGCGCAAAAAATAACCAGTTTGGGCGGCGTTAATGGAAGGACGCCGCCCAATATCTTATCTTATGGAACCTATTGATGAACTATAACAATCTGTTTGAAATCGAGCTAAGCAAGCTCGTTGAGGCGCGCATCGCGAACCTGACGGAAAACGTCACCAACCCACACGCCGTCGTTGATTATTCCGACTACAAATACCAAGTGGGTAGGATCGCTGGCCTGCGTGAGTTTCAAGACCTGCGTGACGAAGTTAATAAAATCATTTCTGAACGATAAACGATGGAGAAAGATTAGATGCCACACATGGTCATGTCACACGATGAAGACCCCAAGGACGTCATCCTTCGGGAACTGGGCGACATCGAAAAGCTCAAGGTGTTCCACAACGAGGTGATCGTTGCCGTTTACTTGCGCCCGGAAAAGACCAAGAGCGGCATTTTCCTGACGGACAGCCACCGCGACGAAGACCGTCACCAGAGCAAGGTTGGCCTTGTGGTCAAGATGGGCCCCGAAGCCTTCAACGACCCCAACGGGAACTGGTTCCGGGATATGGACGTGAAGATCCACGACTGGGTCGTCTATCGCCCCTCTGACGGCTGGACGATCACCGTCAACAACGTGCTTTGCCGCGCGCTGAAGGACACGAACGTCCGGGGCAGTGTCCCGCAGCCCGATATGGTCTGGTAAGGAGGTAAAAATGTCGATTGAAGATAGCGCAGAAGATCGATTGGAACTGGATTTGGGGGAAGACCCCAAGCCGGCAGAAGACATCATTGTCGAAAAGTCGGAGGAGAAAACCCCTGCCGCCGACCCGGTTGAAGACACCCTTGATGCCCTCAAAAAGCAGTTGGAAGAGGAACGCAAAGGCCGTCAAGAGGCCTTGCGCCGCGCCAGCGAGGCTGAGCAGTCCGCCTATGCCGCACAGGGCGAGGTGCAGGACACAAGCCTGCATCTGGTTTCAAACGCCATCGACACCGTCCGTCAGAACAACAACATTCTGAAGTCCAACTACCGTGAAGCAATGTCGCTTGGCGACTTTGACACGGCTGCGGACATTCAGGCGGAGATGTCGGCAAACGCTGCAAGGCTTCTTCAGCTTGAGCAAGGCAAGCAGGCGTTGGAAAACCAGCCCCGCCAGCCAGCCCCAAAGCCCTATCAAGCTGACCCTGTCGAGGCTTTGGCAAGCCAGCTTTCGCCACGCTCTGCCGACTGGGTGCGCCGCAATCCGCAATATGCGACCGACCCGCGCCTGTACCAAAAGATGATTGCAGCGCACAATTTGGCGATTGCCGACGATATTCCTGCGGACTCTGACGATTATTTTGACGCAATTGAAGACACGCTTCGCATGCGCCGTCAGGATAACAGTCGGAATTACGATGCCATGGCTGATGCGGCAAAGCCGACGCAGCGCCGTTCAGCACCGCCAGCAGCGCCCGTCTCCCGCAGTGGTGGCGGCGGTGGGAGCAAGCCAGACCGTGTAACGCTCAGCGCGGCAGAGCGCGAAATGGCTAGCATGATGGGTATGACGATTGATGAGTATGGACGTAATAAGCTTGTTCTTCAGAAAGAGGGCAAGCTGAATTAATTTAAGGAGTATCGTTATGGAAGCAATTGCACCCAAAAAGCGTGGACGCCCACCTAAGGTAAAAGAAGCCCTTCAGCGGGCTGAGCAAGCTGCCGCAGAGGCGGTGAACATGCAGGATCTGGAAGAGGCATATCAGCCGCTTCCCGCCGCGCAAGCGGCAGCGCATACGGAGTTTGTGCCGACGATCCGCGAAGACATTCGGGCTCCAATGCGTGAAGAAGATCCCCGCACCCGCGCTGCTCGTCGTGCCGCTGAACTTCGTGATCACCTTGGTGATCTGGATGAAGGCACTGATGACTTCTACATCAACAAGGCCGACATCCCGCCGGGTTGGGAATACGAATGGAAGCGCAAGCTTCTGCTAGGTGCTGAAGATCCCGCGTATCAGGTCGCTTTGGCCCGCGCAGGCTGGGAGGCTGTCCCGACGTCGCGTCACCCGTCCTACATGCCCAATCAGGGAAATTACCCCGTTATTGAGCGTAAGGGTATGATCTTGATGGAGCGCCCAGCGGAGATTTCCGACGAAGCCCGCGCCATTGAATTGCGCAAAGCGCGCAATCAGGTCAGGCAGAAGGAAGCCCAACTGAATTCCGCAGAAGGCGGTCAGTTTGAGCGTTCGAACAAGGACCAATCTCTGGTCAAGGTCCGAAAGTCATACGACTCAATTCCAATTCCCCAGTAAGGGATTTGGGTGAAAAGGGCGGCGCAAGCCGCCTTTTTTATTGCGGTATTGACAAGCTTGTAAAAATATCAGATTTATCGGTTCGCCTCCCCCGGCGCGGAGGTCCAAAAACCTCAGTCTAAGTCGCCCCGGTGCGCGATGATGGCTTCCCAAAAGGAGTTCCGTCATGGCCAACGTTTTTGCGCCTTTCGGTTTTAGCCAGTACAGTGGTACTGGTTCTGCTCCGACTTACGAGCAGAATGTGGCCTTCTGTGCCTACAACACCGCTGCTATGTATTTCGGTGACCCGGTCTTCCAGAACGCCAACGGTACGGTCTTCCCGACCACTCCGGGCGCTGGCATCCTTGCTGGCATCTTTGTCGGCTGCAAGTATCTGTCGGTTTCGCAGAAGCGCACCGTTTGGTCGAACTTCTGGGGCGCTGCTGACGTTGCTTCAACCAACACCGTCGAAGTGTACATCATCAACGATCCGAACGCCAAGTTCTTGGCGCAGGTCGGTGGTTCGTCCTCGACCGGTCTTGCCGCTTCGGACATCGGTGCGAACGTGCAGTTCGCCTATGGCACCCCCAACACGATGAGCGGCCTGTCGGGCGCGTACATCGACATCACCGTCACCCCGACCACCACGGCCACGCTGCCGTTCAAGGTTGTCGGTCTCGACGTCAACCCTCCGGGTTCGAATGGTACGGAAGCTGGCGCATACAATTATGCAATTGTTGCGTTCAACAACGTGTCCACCAAGACCCTGACCGGCATCTAAGGGAGTAAGGTACCATGGCTGTTAATCTTTCAGCAATTAAGGACCTTCTGCTCCCCGGCCTGCGGGGGATTGAAGGCAAGTACGAGATGATCCCGTCTCAGTACGACAAGATCTTCACCAAGCATGACTCCAAGCTGGCGCTGGAGCGTACCGCTGAAATGCGTTACCTCGGTCTTGCTCAGTTGAAGACTGAAGGTGGCCAGACCTCCTTCGACAACGGCGCTGGTGAGCGTTATGTGTACAACCAAGAGCATAATGAAATTGCCCTTGGTTATGCCATCACGCGCAAAGCCATCGATGACAACCTGTACAAGACGCAGTTCCAGCCTTCAAACCTCGGTCTGATTGAGTCATTTCAGCAGACCAAGGAAATCTACGGCTCGAACATCTTGAACACGGCCACAACCTACAACGCCAACATTGGCGGTGACGGTGTCGCGCTTTGCTCGACCGCTCACCCCATCGATGGTGGAACGGTTGCCAACACGCCGTCCACTCAGGTCGATCTGAACGAAGCCACCTTGCTGAATGCGATGATTTCGATCCGCACAAACTTCAAGGATCAGGCTGGCCTGAAGGTCTTCGCCCGTGGTCGTAAGCTCATCGTTCCGCCGCAGCTTGAGCCTGTCGCGATCCGCCTGACCAAGACGGAACTCCGTCCGGGTACGGCTGACAACGACGTCAACGCTATCCTCAGCACCAGCGGTGGTCTGCCGGAAGGCTACATGGTCAACGACTTCCTGACGTCGGCCTATGCTTGGTTCCTGCTGACCAACATCGACGGTCTGTCGTACATGGAGCGCGTCAAGTTCGAAACCGACATGCAGGTCGATTTCGTGACCGACAACCTTCTGGTCAAGGGCTACGAGCGTTATAGCTTCGGCTATTACAACTGGCGTTCGATCTTCGGTTCGTTCCCGACGTCGTAATCAATCGGCACCCCCTCTCTTAACGGGGAGGGGGTAACCTTAAAGGAGGTCCCAAATGGGTATTACCACTTTTACCGGGCCGATTAAGGCGGGCAACGTCCTTAACAGCGACGGCTCTGGCGTTCTTGCCGGCGTTGGCGGTGATAGCGGCGTAGCCAACGTCGGTTTCACGGTCATGGCCCAGTCCCAAGCGATCACGCAGGCAACCAATGGTGCCACTGCTGGCGTTTACACGACTGACATCGTGATCCCCGCTGACAGTCAGATCCTCAGCATCACGCTGACGGTTTCGACTGCTTGGACGGGTGCTGCAACGACGCTGGGCATCGGCACCACGGCTTCGGCCACGGCGCTGACTGCTGCTGGCGCTGTTGCTGGCGGCACCAAGGGCCTTGTCAGCGCCAGCCCCGGCACTGTCGATGCCGCCATTGCCAACTGGACGGACGTTGGCACGACCGATATTCGGGTCTTGGTCACATCCACAAACACGGGTAGCGGTGTCGGCGTTCTGACCGTCACTTATATCCAGTCCAACAACCTGACGGCATAAGGAGGCTTGTCATGAAGGGTCGTAAAACTCGCGCATCGGGTGGCGTCAATCAGGCAGCCGAAGATCTTGGCCGCAAGAACATGCGCTACACCTACGAAAGCAACGTCAACGAAGCGGCTGAAAAGCGTAAGAGCGGCGGCAAGGCTGTTGGTAAGGTGAAGGGCATGGACGCCATGCACCATGCTGGCCGCAAGGCCCGCAAGTCTGGCGGTTCCTGCGATAGCGGCAGCCCGTTTAGTTCCGCTCGTCAGGGCACCCCCCCAAAGGGTCGCAATGTCAGCGGTTCGATCAACTGATCGCTAAGGCCTTGTGAAGATAGAACGGGGGCTTAGCGGCCCCCGTTTTACTATGGAGCGCGATATGTCTGACACTTGGCAGCGTAAAGAAGGTCAATCCAAATCCGGCGGTCTGAATGATAAGGGCCGCGCCTCGCTTCGTGCTGAGGGTCACAACATCAAGCGCCCGGTCACCGCAGGCGAAGCGGATCGCAGCCCTGCGGCAGCAGAGAGGCGCGACAACTTCCGCTCACGGATGTGCGGGATGAAAGAGAAGCTCACATCGGCCAAGACGGCGCACGACCCGAACAGTCGGATCAATTTGGCGCTTAAAAGGTGGGATGTGAAGTGCTAGTCTGCCGCCCTGATCGGTGGTAATGTCACGGGGATTTTAGGCTCAAGGCCTTATAAGAAGGGTTCGTTTTATGGCTTCCGGTATCGTCTGCCAGTCCATCAGCCGCGTTGGGGTCACTGAGCCGTTTGAGCTTCAGGTCGCCCGTGGCCAAATTACGGGTCACTCAGTCATTTTGGTTTCTGGCACGTTCCCAACGCTGGGCACGTCGCAGGCCACGGTTTGGAACCGGGGCGGCATTTACGTCTATCCCGCAAGCGCACAAGTTATGGTTGTTGCCAGCACCAGCGCGAATGATGCCGCAGCAGGTACTGGCGCTAGGACGGTGGTCGTTCAGGGCTTGGACGCCAACTACAACCAAATCCAAGAGACGGTGACGCTGAACGGCCAGACCGGCGTCAACACCACCAATTCTTTTTTGCGCGTCACGCACATGTATGTAGCGACTGCCGGCACCGGGCTGGCGGCGGCTGGCACAATTTCCGTTGGCACGGGAACCGTGACCGCAGGGGTTCCTGCGGTGGTTTATTTAAATTATTTGGCCCAGTCTGGTGCCACATCCGCCATTTGGACCGTCCCAGCAGGCTACACTGCGTACATTGCCGCAATTCAGTCCTCTTCCGGCAACGCGACCGCTGGCCAGTGGACCAATTTCGGTCTGTATATCGCCTCTTCGCAAGGCGGCCCGCTCGACAGCGCCCTGCAATGGATCTGCGCGAATGGCGGCAACTTTCAAAACAAGTTTGAATACCCCATCCAAATCCCGGAAAAAATTGACTTTGAAATCCGGGCTATCAGCACAACAGCATCGACGTCTGTCGATGCCAATATGCAGATTGTCTATATTAAGAACGATGGCGCTCTTTAAGGGGTAGGTCATGACCGCAAGCGGCACCTTCAACTACAATCCGTCGCTTGGCGAACTGACGCTCTACGCTTTCAACCTGTGTGGAATTCGCAACACTGCGTTGCTCCAAGAACACATGGAGTCAGCGCGCATGGCGGCAAATTTGCTGCTTGGCCGCTGGTCGTCGGAAGGCGTCAACCTGTGGATGGTCAACCTTCAGAGCATCCCGCTTGTTCAGGGGCAGTCCACCTACACGGTTCCGGGCAACAACATCGTCATGCTGGACACCTACATTGTCACGGGCGCTGAGGTGTTTACGGGCTCAATCAGCGGGACAACGCTGACCGTAACCTCAGGAACGCCTTCCATCGGCATGACGATTTCGGGCAACGCAATTATCAGCGGAACCCAGATAACGGCTGGCTCTGGCAGCACTTGGACAGTTAGCAATTCGCAGACGGTTGCTTTGGGGTCCATTATCGGCAAGACGGCTCAGTCGATTGACCGCCTGATCCTGCCGATTGGCCGCACGGAGTATGCGTCCTACCCCAACAAAGAGCAGCAGGGCTTCCCGACAACGTATTGGCAGAACCGCCAGATCACCAGCAACGTGAACCTGTGGCCGGTGCCGGACGGGTCCCAGACGGCCCTTAGCTATTATCAGGTCTGCCAAATTGACGATTCAGATTTTTTCAACGGGCAAACGGTGAATGCGCCTGTCTATTTTCTTGAGGCGTTTGCCTACGGTCTGGCGCAGCGTTTGGCTCTGATGTGGGCACCAGATCGCGTTCAAATGCTCAAGCCGCTAGCTGACGAATCCTACCAGATTGCTGCAATGCAAAACGTTGAAACTGCCCAGCAGTATATCTCCCCCATGATCTCTGGCTATTTTAGGTAGCATCAATGGCATATGCCTCGCAGTCAGGTCGGGCCAGAACAAGCTCATCCGGGCCGCAGGCGCATGCAATCTGCGACCGCTGCGGGTTTCGGTATAACCACGCTGATTTGCAATGGCAGTATGACTGGCGCGGCGCAGCCTTGCAGAACATTCGCATCCTTGTCTGCAATAGCTGCTTGGACACGCCACAGACCCAATTGAGGGCGATTGTGGTGCCTGCGGATCCCGTGCCGATTATGCAGGCGCGCACACAAGATTTTGCGCAAGCTGAAACCGACTACCAGACGGCTACAGCGCCGCCAATCATTGACCCAACCACAGGCATCCCCATCCCCGTCAATGTAACGCTCACCACGCAGGATGGGCAGAACCTCCTGACGCAGCAGGTTGGGCCTCCGACTGGCTTGACCCAAGGCGCAATTATGCCGCTCGTCGGCAAAGAGCATTTCAGCGTCAAATTGAACCCGCTGTCGATTTCTTCCGTTGGTACTGACCAGATCTCTGTTACGTTTTCGGCGGCTCACGGCCTTGTAACGGACGCGCAGATATCGGTCGAAGGCCTTGCAAACGTGAATGCATGTGGGTTTTACAGCATCACGGTGACAACTGCGACGGCATTTACCTACCAGACGAATAAGGTTATACCCGCTGCATCGTTGCTCACTGCGACGACAAACATGGTCACGGCGCTGGTTGGCCTGCCCTACGGCTTCACCCAGATACCGCAGACGGGGATCTAACAATGGCCAACACCACAATCCCTCAGCTTCCACTCGCCACCTCTTTGGATGGCACGGAGCAGTTGGAAATTGTGCAGGCTGGCGTTTCGCGTCGCACAACCGCATCTGCCATTGCGGGCATTGCTGTCGGCCCAACGGGCCCAACTGGCGCTCAGGGCGGTATTGGCCCCACGGGCACTACAGGCCCGACTGGTCCAACAGGCAATCAGGGCACGGCAGGTAACCAAGGGCCTGTCGGCCCAACGGGAGATATCGGTCCAACCGGCGGTGCTGGTCCTACGGGGCCAACAGGTATTCAGGGCGCGCAGGGCATTACAGGGGCCACAGGTCCAACGGGCGCACAAGGTATTACCGGGCCAACAGGCTCATCAGGCCCAATTGGTCCGACAGGTAACACAGGCCCTACAGGCCCTACAGGCCCTACAGGAACAACAGGCGCTGGCGGTCCTACAGGTCCGACAGGTGATGCATCAACTGTTGCTGGGCCAACGGGTCCAACTGGTGCAAGCGGAACTGGGGCTGGTACAGTCACAAGCGTTGATGTCAGCGGTGGAACAACCGGCCTAACAACAAGCGGTGGGCCAATTACGGCTGGTGGCACAATTACGATTGGCGGTACGCTTGCCGTGGCCAGCGGCGGTACGGGCGCAACGACAGCGCCTAATGCACGGGTGAACCTTGGCGCGACAACAATCGGCGGCAATATTTTCACTTTAACTAATCCATCGGCAATAACTTTCCCACAATTTAATGCAGATAACACCGTTTCTGCTTTAGATGCGCCTACGTTTCGTACTGCCATTGGTGCAGGTACCAGTTCGACTACGGGGACGGTCACGTCAGTATCAGGCACCGGCTCTGTCAGCGGCCTGAGCCTGAGCGGAACAGTAACTACATCAGGATCGCTAACCCTTGGTGGGACGCTTGTCGTTACTGCCGCCAACTTCGCAGCGCAGACGGCTAACACCTTCCTAGCGGCACCAGACGGCACGTCAGGCACACCCACATTCCGCACTATTGTCGCGGCTGACGTTCCAACGCTCAACCAGAATACGACTGGCACGGCCTCAAACGTCACTGGCGTTGTTGCTGTGGTCAATGGCGGCACTGGCGCAACGACAGCCCCTAATGCGCGCACAAACCTTAGTGCAGCGGCGTCAGGCGCAAACACCGACATAACGTCGATTGCGCTTACCACGGGCACAGTCAGCACGGCTCCGACCAGCGGCACGGACATCGTCAATAAGACATATGCTGATACCATCGCATCTGGCATTAACTTCCACCAAGCCGTGCGCTTGGCGACTGTTGCGGCTTTGCCCGCCAACACATACAACAACGGCACCAGTGGTGTCGGTGCAACGCTTACGGCCAATGCCAATGGCGCGCTGAGCGTTGACGGCGTGGCTGTGGTTGCGGGTAACCGCATCTTGGTCAAGAACGAGGTGGCGGGGGCTAACAACGGCGTTTACGTTGTTACGCAGACCGGCGACGGATCCACGCCGTATATCCTTACCCGCGCAACAGACTTTGACAGTGCGGGTACTGGCGTTGACCAGATTGACCAAGGCGACTTCTTCCTTGTCACTGGAGGCTCAACACTAGCCAACACGTCTTGGGTGCAGCAGACGCCACTGCCGATCACTGTGGGCACAACGGCCATTGTCTTCACGCAATTTGGCGCTCCGATCACATATTCAGCGGGCACTGGCCTATCTCTGGCTGGTACGGTCTTCAGCATCACAAACACTGGCGTCACAGCCAATACCTACGGCAGCGCGTCATCTGTGCCTGTCATTGCGGTCAACGCGCAGGGGCAGGCTACGAGCGTCACCGATACATCTATTGCTATTGCTGCAACGCAGATCACGTCTGGCGTACTCGCCCCAGCCAACGGCGGCACGGGGCTATCTTCACCGGGCACTGCCGGGAATGTTTTGACAAGCAACGGTACCGCGTGGGTGTCACAGCTTGCACCAGCCGGTGGCATTACATACACTACGGTCAAGACGGCTAACTACACCGCTGCCGCCAATGACGGCGTCCAGACCGACACTAGCGGCGGGGCCTTCACGGTTACGCTTCCTGCCACTCCGGCTGTTGGCGATCAGGTCTTTGTCATTGATACCTCAAGTTCGTGGGCCACAACCAACCTCACAGTAGGTCGTAACGGATCCACCATTGAGGGCTCCGCTAGTGACCTGATTTGCGACATTTCCAACGTCAGTGTTCAGCTTGTCTATAGCGGCACGACTTGGAACGTGTTTGCGCAGGTCGGCGGCGCAAGCGGTGCAGCAGACATTAACACCCAGACTACCGGCACACTAAATGTTTCACGCGGCGGCACGGGCGCGACTACGCTAACTGGTTACGTTAAGGGTAGCGGCACAAGCGCCATGACGGCTTCAGCTACGATCCCAACAAGCGACCTGACGGGTACGCTTGGCGTAGCCAATGGCGGCACAGGCGCAACTACAGCAGGAGCAGCCCTAACATCACTCGGCGCTGCCGCGTCAGGTGCAAATACAGATATAACCGCACTCGACCAAGATGTAACAATTACCGCGACTGGCACTATTGCTGCTGACACCATAGGCTATCGCGGTCTGCCGCAAAACAGCCAGACGGGAGCCTACACATTGGCTCTGTCCGATCAGGGCAAGATGATTAACACCACAACAGGTGGTGTGGTAATCCCCGCAAACGGATCAGTCGCGTTTCCTATTGGTGCAGCAATATCTATCTTTAACAATAGCGGCAGCAACCAGACGATCAGCATCACGACCGACACGCTGCGATTGGCGGGTACCGCCACAACCGGCTCACGCACACTGGCTCAATATGGCCTTGCGACCTGCGTAAAGGTTGCCGCTACGACTTGGGCCATCTCCGGCGCAGGGGTTACCTAGTGACTGGCATTTTTAACATGTTGGTTGGATTGGGTGGCGGGAGCGCGCAGTTGTTCGTTGAGGACGTGTTTTCGACGTACCTGTACACGGGTACTGGGAGCGCACAGACCATCACCAATGGCATTAATTTGTCCGGTGAGGGCGGGTTGGTTTGGGTAAAACGTCGAGACGGAACGCAGTCTCACGGCCTAATGGACACGCTTCGGGGAACAACAAACACGTTGTTTTCCGACACCACAGGTGCGGCTTCGACTATTTTCAATAGTGTAACGGCATATAATTCAAACGGCTTCACAGTTGGCACATCAGGTGTTGTTAACACCAATACTGCACCCTACGCCTCATGGACATTCCGCGAAGCGCCCAACTTCTTCGACGTGGTGACGTATACGGGGAATGGAGCTAACAGAAACATTGCTCATAACCTTGGCGTTGCGCCGGGGATGATAATCGTTAAACGCACCGACACGACAGGCGACTGGCAGGTCTACCACCGCAGCAACGCCAACACGCAGTATATGGTGCTTAATGACACGGCTGCTGTAGCCACAGGCGCGACCCGCTGGAACAGCACAACGCCAACTTCGACTGAGTTTAGTGTCGGCACTGACGCGACCGTCAACGCCTCTGGCGGCACCTACGTCGCCTACCTCTTCGCCCACGTCACCGCGTCTGACGGGATCATTCAGTGTGGGAGTTATGTCGGGAACGGCTCTAGCACCGGGCCGGTGATCACACTTGGCTGGGAGCCGCAGTGGATACTGTTCAAATGCATTAATAACAGCGCGTATTGGTATGTCTTAGACAATATGCGTGGGATGCCCGTTAGCGGCGTTCAGGCGTCTTTGTATCCGAACGCAGCCACGAATGAGAATGGCTACTCAAATATGCCGATCTTGGCTCCAACGGCCACCGGCTTCCAACTCATATCTAGCGATAGCGACTTTAACGGCAACGGCAACACCATGATTTACATGGCCATCCGTCGCGGCCCGATGCGTACCCCGACGCTGGGGACGAGTGTGTTTAGTCCGGTGTATGCAACAAGCGCATCTTCACCCTACACGGTCACGACAAACTTTCCAGTGGATTTGGTTATTTCCACAGACGTGTCTGGCAGTAGTAAAAATACAATGGATAGGCTGCGCGGTGGCACTACTACCAGTTACGCTTTTGTCAATACAAATTCTACTTTAGCAGAATCTACTGGTAGCTCTATAGGAATTGGGTTTCAAAACAACACAGCAGTTGTAGATAATAGCTACTGGTCTGGTTATGGGCTAAACGTTATTTATTGGAACTTCCGCCGCGCCCCCGGCTTCATGGATGTGGTTTGCTACACGGGGACGGGTTCTGTACTCACGCAAGCGCACAACTTGGGCGTTGTACCTGAGTTGATGATTGTCAAGCGGCGCAGCGGGACTGGGGTTTGGCCCGTGTACTATGGCGATGCGACAAGAGCATTGTTCTTGGAAGATACAGCGGCTCGCGGTCTTTCTGGTGCTTGGGACGATACGGCCCCAACCGCAACACAGTTTACGATCAACGGCGCTTCTAGCGCGGTAGGCGCGGCTGGTTCTACCTACGTCGCCTATCTCTTTGCCAGCGTCCCCGGCGTGAGCAAGGTCGGCAGCTACACCGGCAACGGCAGCAGCCAGACGATCAACTGCGCCTTCACGACGGGCGCACGGTTCGTGCTTATCAAGCGCACGGACAGCACGGGCGACTGGTACGTCTGGGATAGCGCACGCGGCATCGTCGCCGGCAACGACCCGTATCTGGCGCTGAACAGCACGGCGGCGCAGGTGACAAGCAACGACAGCGTTGATACCGACAGCACCGGCTTCGTCGTCAATCAGGTCGCGGCGTCCAACATCAACGTCAACGCCGCCACCTACATCTTCTTGGCCATCGCTTGAGGAACTAGACACATGGCAACTCTTTCAAGCATCCTCCCTCCGGTAAACGTATCGACGGCTTCAGGCACACTGCCTGTTGGCAACGGCGGCACGGGCGCGACTACGCTTACCGCTGGTTCTGTGCTGGTCGGCAATGGCACTTCTGTGGTATCATCTGTGTCGCCCAGCACGGCAGGCAATGTGCTTACCAGCAACGGCACAACTTGGGTGTCGCAGACGCCAGCGGCTACGGGCGCAACTAAGGGGCAGGCCATTGCCTTCTCCCTAATTTTCGGACTGTGAGGAAGTAGGTCATGGCCAACCCGAATATCGTCAACGTCACAAGCATCTTGGGCGAGAACAGCAGCACGTCGCTGACCTCGACGAGCGCCACGTCTATCGTGAGCAACGCCGCGTCGAGCGGCAAGGTGTTGAAGATCAACACGCTCATTGTCTCGAATGTGGATGGCACCAACGCCTGCGACATCACGATCAACAAGTACAGTGCAGCGGCTCTGGGCGGCACGGCCTTTGCCATTGCCTCTACCGTCTCGGTGCCGGCGGACGCTTCGCTGATCGTCATTGACAAGACCACGTCGATCTACCTCAAAGAAAACGAAAGCATTGGCGCAACTGCTGGTACAGCAAACGACCTTATCGTGACCTGCTCGTGGGAAGACATTTCGTAAGGACATCTCATGTCGCAACGGTATCAGGGCGGCATCCTCGGCGTAGGGTTTGACCCGCTTCAGGCTCCGAACGCGCCGACGATTGGCACGGCTACGGCTGGCGGCAACAACTGCGCGTCTGTGACGTTCACTGCTCCGGCTAATGTCGGCGGATCGGCGATCACCGGTTATACGGCGCGGAGCAATCCTGATGGGTTTGCTGGCGCTGCGGCGGGCTCCCCGATCACGGTGTCTGGGCTGTCTACGGGCACGTCCTACACGTTTGGCGTCTTTGCGTTGAACAGCTACGGGCCGTCGCCCATCAGCGCGTTCAGCAATAGCATCACGGCTGTGCTGGACGGTACGTTTGCGATCTTTGCGCTTGGATGTGGCGGGTGCTCCACTCGTAATAAATACACCTATTCAAGTTGCGCTGTTAGCGCAGGCGGCGCGGCCACTGCGGCTTCGCGGCGGCAGTCTGCCGCAGGAAACGGCACGGTCGGCATTTTTGCGTTGGGTCAAGTAGGGGGTTCCCGGTCCACTACGCGCGATAAATACACCTATGTAGGCTGTGTCGTGAGCGCGGGGGGTGCAGCAACGGCGGCATCTCAATATGGCTCAGCCGCCGGTAACAGTACAGTTGGCATTTTTGCGTTGGGATGTACAGGCTCTGGCTCCGCTACTCGCAACAAATACACTTACTCAGGTTGCGTCGTCAGCGCAGGTAGTGCGGCTACATCGCCGGGGCGGAGTGGTTCTGCTACGGGTAACAGTACAGTAGGTATCTTTGCGCTTTCGTTTATAAATTGCTCAACAACCGTTGCGACCCGCGACAAGTATACTTATTCCGGCGACGTTGTCAGCGCAGGGGGCGCAGCCACGACAGCGTCAAGTAGCGGTTCCGCTGCGGGCAACAGCACAGTGGGTATCTTCGCGCTTGGCATAACTAGCGGGCTCGTCACCACTCGTGATAAATACACCTACTCCGGTTGCGTAGTCAGCGCAGGCGGCGCAGCGACTGTGGCGTCATTTGCTGGTTCAGCCGCGGGTAACAGTACGGTTGGTATCTTCGCCCTTGGCGAAGGGTCTAGCGCAAATATTACTACGCGCAACAAATACACCTACTCAAGTTGCGCCGTTAGCGCAGGAGGTGCGGCAACAGCGGCGTCATCCGCAGGCTCCGCCGCATCCAACGGCATCGCAGGTGTCACGCTATGACACACCTTTCATCAGAGCAGGGAATGTAATCCATGCCTTCGTACAGCGGCATCTGGACACTCTCCCAGCAGTTTCAGGCGGTCGGTCAGGGCCTGTGGCCGCCGAACTTTGTGCCTGACGGGACGTTTGCAATCTTTGCGCTGGGGCTTGTACCAACTGCCTCAACCACCCGCGATAAATACACTTACTCAGGTTGTGTTGTCAGCGCAGGTGGCGCGGCCACGACTGCGTCAAGCAGCGGTTCTGCCGCAGGCAACAGCACGACTGGTATCTTTGCATTGGGTGACGCCCCCTCCAACTCTACCACCCGCGATAAATACACCTACTCAGGCTGCGTAGTCAGCGCAGGTGGCGCAGCTACGGCGGCATCAAGCGGAGGCTCTGCTGCGGGCAACAGTACTCTCGGTATCTTTGCGTTAGGGTATGCTCCCAGCCGCGTAACCACCCGCGATAAATATACCTACTCTGGTTGTGTAGTAAGCGCGGGTGGCGCGGCTACTGCGGCATCTGTGTTTGGTTCCGCCGCCGGGAACGGCACAGTCGGCATCTTTGCCTTGGGATGCGCTGGTGGCCGCGTCACCACCCGCAATAAATACACCTACTCAGGTTGCGTCGTCAGCGCGGGCGGCGCTGCCACGACCGCCTCTTGTGGAATATCTGCTGCGGGCAATAGCACTGTTGGAATTTTTGCGTTGGGTCTAACAAGCGGCTGTACCCCTGTTACCACCCGCGATAAGTACACCTACGCAGGCTGCGTCGTCAGCGC